CTGCGGAAATACACCTAGGAGGGGGTACCCCTCCCCTTGCTTCTACCGTGATTATAACACGCACAAAATAACCCCTCCAGATTGGAGGGGTTCGACGCATCTTATGCGTCACCGTGTATAGTATCCATCTCTGCACTTGCGCTGTAGCGCCACCATTCCTAGAGCGTCGTCATTACGTCCCGAACCGTCACGGTGGCCGTCTAGGTAGCCGCGAAAGTATTCCGCGCTGACCACTCCGCCATCGAACACGATCACACCCTCACCGTCACCTTTACCTATCCCCCTATTTTCGTCACGTGACGTTTCAACCCCCCTCACGACCCCTCCATCACTCAAGTTTTCCTTAGAGTCACCTAAGAAAAAGTTAAGAATTACCCCAACCGACCCTGATACAACAACCGATACGACCACTACAACTAAAAACCACATTGCACCACTCATGACAACACCTTACTTTTCTCTAAGCTTCTTCTTATGTTTCCCTTATCGTCTCATTACTCCATGTCCTGCATCGACCCCATCAGCACGCGCCACTCAATTGTCACACGGTCTACTATTTCACCGTCACATGCGCTATCAATACCAGTTCCAATACCAATGTGACCCACAACACGATCACTACGCATACCCCTACTACTAACCCCCTTGCATACAACCCCATCATAGTACCCGTCACCATTAAAGTAAGACACCTCATACCAGCGTGCACCAGTAGGTGCATACCAGCTAAGCTCACCGTCACTGTAGGACATGCACAAGTGGTCCATAGAACCCCCGCCACAGAACCCCTTGCTACCCTCACTGGTAGGGTACAAGTGGGTCACCACATTAAACCCCTGCAGGGAACCCCCATCATACATGCGCTTGCTCATGCTCCTACTTCTCCCACAACGATTTTCAGACCATCGATACCCACGACGCGGCCACTACGGACAAGGCGTTCGCTGTTTTCTTTGAACAATTTTTCTAGCGACAACTCAATATCGCTATCGTAGTCGATGAAGCCGTCTCCATATTTCACGGCACACACGAGGCCGTGAGTGTACTCTACATCCGTCCTTAGAGTCTCCCACCTACCTACGATCAGCACCATGTCACAAGCAATAGCTAGGGTTGCGCGCTTCACTTCTTCGCGCACGTCACCAAATGACACTACGCCCTGCAAATCGTCACCGAAACGTTTTTGGGCGTCCGCTTTGCTAGCAACCCGGAACGGGGCCATCTCTGCGCCATCTTCAACATCGACGATAGCCCACATGTCACCGTTATCGGCATCAAATTCTTCTCCCTGGTGTTCCCATTGGCCGACTTCACCGTCGGCGTTAAGCCCCGCGAAAGCGAATTGGTGACCCCGAAAGTACACGCGCTCCATTTCGCGAAAGTCTTCTGTTCCCCTGGCTGGTTCGATACGGTATATGGTTGTGTATTTGTCTACTTCCACAGCGTATGCCGTGTCGTGAAAATCAGTGTCTCGCGAATAGGTCATTTCGACCCCTCCATCTTTCTCTCGATTCTACCCTTGTCTTTGGGGCACACCCTAATCCTAGTGCGTACCCCGTTAAACGTCAACCCCGACCCCCTAAACCTCAACGTGTTCTACATCACGTACTCTACCCCTAATCCCATTTCGTCCATCTCCCACAAATCTTCCTCATATACAAGCATGTCGCCAACCCACGTATAGCCGTCCATATCGAACACCCATTCAGCGGTGGGCGAACCACTCTCGCTTACAACCTGATTCCACATTTTAATCTTCTTCCTCCCACTCAATCCGATATGTTTTCGATTCTTTCAAAGCCTTTTCGGCCAGTATTTCCACGCGCGACTCAAAGCCCAACACGTAGCTCATATCCCAGCCTGCATCTTCGGCGCTGTAGCTTGTGTCTCTGACCCCATCAAGCCACACTGAAATTGCGGCACTAGACCAGTCGAAATTTTTGTTGAGCAGCGGCCAGAACAAGCTGACATAAATGTAATCCTGTTCCCAAAGGTTATCTTCGTCGTAGTCAAAGTGAAACAGATCACAAAAATCAACCATGACCCCTTGGATCTGGTCCGTAAAATACGCCTTGTCCGCTCCAGTCATGCCCTGGTACATGTCTCACTCTCACTTATCCCATTCGACGCGCGCGGCTTCGGCCAGAACGTCGATCATTTTGCCCCTGTACTCACACAGCGCCGATTCCCTAGCTAGCATCTGCGGCAGGTATTCCGCCACCAGTTCGTTGACCACGAACCTCCCTAGTCCATCGCTGTCGGCTTGGGCGTACCATTCCTGTACCGTGTCAAGGATCGTGTCGTGCGACACACTAATCACATAGTCCATGTCGGCAATATGCGCCATGCGCGTTTCCGCGTCCGACCAGTCAAAATCTTCAGCCAAAACAGAGTAGAAAAACAAACTGTCTTCCCGCTCCATTGACGTACCGTCGTACCAGCCTATTGGGTCGATACTGTGGTTGGCTTGAAAATCGGACCAAATGGATTCCGCTTTGTAGTACAGGCGGCTTGCCAAACCTTTATTGCATTCAGTGTCTTTCATCACGTTCACCCTTTACCTTTCCCCTAGCGTACGGGCGCATGCAGGCCGAAAACGTTTTCCGATACTGACATGGCCACATCAACGATGCTGGAGTCTTCGCCAAATCCCCACACGTCCATCACGGGCACGTAATCGTGCGTGGTGACCATCTGAACGAAGAACATAATAAGATCGAACATTTTCAAAACCCTTTCGGTCAAATTCCCAACCGCTTTTCGCGGTTTCGCTCCATTTGAGCTTGTACCTACATCATATCCAACCCATCGACACAATACAAGTCAAGCCCCAAGGGGGCACCCCTTTTAAGGGGCACTCACTTACTGCTTTAGTTCCCTAGCCAAAGCACTTAAGGCTTCCACCGCGTAGGTGACGGTGAGGCGTTCAAGCGCCATTGCGGCAAGCCGGGTGAAGACCATCGACAAGCTAGGTTCATCACCCCCAGCAGCCTCAAAGGCTATTTGTGGTTCGTATACCAAATCTTCTAGCTCACTGAACCCGATAGCACTAATAATTCCTGCCACGTCAATGTGGTAGATGCAGGCGTTTTGTGCTTCCTGGTACAGGTAGTCCAGCGGGTGATCCCCACCCTCAATGTCACTTACTAGCTGCTCTAGCGCCTCACTGGTGGCTTTAGCTACGTCCGGCCATTCTTCCGCAAGGTCTGGACGGAAGATTTTCGCGTACTCATTGACGCATTCCTGCACCACTTCTGTCACGCCGTACAACCCGATGCCCTCAAGCTTGCGCGCGATGTGTACTAGTCTGCTTTCGTCGCTTTCGAGCATGGCGGCGTGAATTTCGTCGGAGCCTAGTTCGACGTGCGGGTTTTTCTCTAGATCGTCGATTAAATCCTGAACCTTGCGTGCGTCTTTTCCATCACAATCAAAGCCATTGATCGACACTGATTCCGCAAGGTCAAGGTAGTAGCCCTCATTCATCAAATCCTCAACGCCTAAGAGCGGGTTCTGATTCTCTACCCGAAAATCAGTTAGCGTGTCCTCCAACTCACCTAGCACAAGGTCAACCACCCGCTGAAATTCCGTGTCGGTGACGTATTCCGCGTCAGCGGACAGACCAGACCACGTTACGCCAAGCTCCAGTAGTCGCTCATGCGTGCTGTCGATCCATCGATCGACTTCACCGTTTTCGCCAAAGACAATATCGTCAGCCAAGCTACCCGCGGTTTCGTCGAAAAAGTAGTCGGGGTACGACGCGGACAGCGTTTCCAGCAACACCTGTTCGAAAGACTTACGTACTGCTTCCTCAATCTCACCGTGAGCGGTTTCAACGGTGACCGTCTCCCCATCAACCTCAACGATGGGCTGTGCGATTTGGCCGCCAAGTTCGGGGTATGCGCGCCATAGTTCGTGTTGCAAGCTTCGCTCCACGTCTTTGGCGACTTCCTCACCCTCATACCATGCTTCAGACCAGCCACGCGACTTAATTTCTTTTTCGATGTTGAATACGATTTGCATTTTCGACCCCTTACGGTTCGTGTGCTTCCCGCTTTACGCGGCTTCCTGGTCCCTTTGACCATCTACCTAACACTATATCCGTCTACGTCTACGGTGTCAAGTGAAAGACTAAGGGTTACCCCCCATTACGGGGGTATTCCACTGATTTCCGCTGGTTAGATTAGTTCTTGCACGGGCAAATCTGGCTCATTCCACCCGCTAGAGTCAGGGGCGAAGATTACACCGCATACAACGTGTTCCCACCCAATCAAGTCAAGGGATTCATCACTGATTGTGAAATGCGTCACTGCTTCGCCTAGTGTCACGTCAGTGGCGCGCGAGATACGCCAAATATATCCATCAGCCCACGCCTGGTACTCATTGTGGATTTTCTCCCATGTTTCATCACTACAAGCGGTATCGCTGATGTAAAGCACCACACCGCCACGCGAGATTAGCTTATCCGCTGCATCCTCCCAATCCTGTGACCTATACCACCCCTGTGGTCCTTGGTAGTACACGGCAATTTCGTCACTCTCTACCCCCGCTTGTAGGGTTTCATCGTCCACTAAATCCACAATGTGCCGTGCCTTGTCGTCGTTGCTTATGCGCACTTCTTCACGATCGACAATTGCCACGGTGAGCCATGACGGATCAGGGAAAATGTAATCAATAGGGGTGCTGAATTCTTCAATTTGGGCTTTATACAGAGCCCCGTCATAGGACGCTACGAAAACATCCCCGTTGTAGTTTTCGGCGACTTTAGACCATTGGCCATTGGTTTCGATTCCTTGCGGTTCGTCGTACAGCCCTTGCGATTCAGTTATACTTGCTTCGATGCTGGTTACCTGGTACATTTTCAGGTCTCACTTTCTGCCGCATTTTGCGGCTATCTGGGCGTTCGGCGTTTCGCTGACAAGAATCAATCTACGCACCACGTCAAACTTTGTCAAATCCCCTGGTTAAAGCGTTTTTTGAGCGCCAAAAAGCGTGCTGTTTTGGCCCGCCTTAACCCCACCAGCTAGGGCTGCACGACACGACACCTAAGGTGTCAGTGTCCACACGCGTACGCACGTATAAGCGCGCGTAAAACCTATCCTGACCTGTATGTTTGACACTTACTATCTCTATACATATACTTACATCAGTTCCGAAATGGAACAGCTGACATAGACAGATACAAACCATCGAAAAGATAGGCAGAAAACAATGAAGCACATTTACTTTAGGGACCATTGCCGTAGGCAATAGGTCCACCACGTCGTTTGTGACACAGACCACAAGACGGGCTATAGTCTTGGATGTATATTAAGTCACAGATGAAAATAAAACGAAAATCATTTCTTTTAAAACCCCTACCTGTATCAGGACCGATACACACATCGTCTAAAACGTCACGTGACGTAATCACATTCGATACTTGTACAACTTGTACAAGTATCAGGTTTCCTACGAGTACGCGAAAAACGTGTAGCCTACATCACGTCTCCAAGCGTTTGACTTTTCTTGCCGTCTATGCGGTAATTAAGCCATGTCGTTTACAGAAACTGAGAAAGAGTTGCTGCGGGTGTTGAAGCACGCCGTGGCCGACATGATCAAGAATCCACAACCCGACCGACCGAACGGTTACCCTGCGCTGAAATGGCAGATGGTGATCCCGGAGGTTCGTGCCCTACTGTCCGACCCACAACATCGTGACCGGGAGCTGGCTATTCGTCTGCGTCGCGACCCGAAGCGGTTCACCGTAATCCTGAAGCGGGAGCAGCAGCCGTACGCGGTGATCGCGCAGATCGAGGCCTTGCTCAAAGGCTCAACTCCGGACACTAATGACGTGGCCGAGGGGTTCATGGGTAACATCACCACCCTGGCCGACGAGGCGATTGCCCCGCCGAAAGACCAGGACTACAACCTGGCGGTGAACTTCTACGCGTACAGTGATGGCCGTCGCGTGCCGGACACCGGCACCGTCAAGCTGAAGCGCGGCGCGTTTGGGGCCGACTTGTTCCACCACTGGTCCGAGCTGTAGCGCCCAAACTGCGCCCAAAACTGCGCCCAAACTGCGCCCAAACTGCGCCCAAAACTGCGCCCAAACTGCGCCCAAACTGCGCCCAAACTGCGCCCAAATAAGGAGGAGAAATGCAAGCAGAACAAGACGGCGTCCAAGGTGCGTTCATCATGTACCTAAGCCAAGATGATGTGCGCCCGCTCATTCGAGCTGGAATGTGTGCCTTCGGGATGGAACAAGTAGCGATTTTCATGTTCGCTGGTTTCGATCCGGAAGACCCGCTGAACGAGTGGGGTAACGATGTCATGCTCGGCGACAAGAGCCAAATCATTGAACGCACCCGCTTCCTTGGCGGCGCGGAGCGCCTGGCCGAGATGACGGAAATCGAAAACGACTACAACCTGATTTTGTCCCTTGCTGGTATCACCGGCCACGACAATTCCGCGTTTTGGGAGTTGTGGGATGAGGAAATCATGTCGGAGGCGGCGCCCGAGTGGGTGCATTCGGTTCGCCTGCGCACCGGCTCAGGCCACGCGTTCAACCTGTATGACACCCGCGACGAGGACTTGTTGGCGTCCAATGAGGCGCCGCGGGTGGAGGGTGTGCAGATCATGATTGTGACGGGTGAAATCGTCATCACCAACTCGAATGAGGTGCAGGTTTGCGAAACCCGCGAGGAAGCCGTAGAATACCTTACAGAAGCCATCCCCCGATGGTTTCAAGAGTCCTTGAAGGAGGAGTGATGTTCAAGATCATCGAAAAGATGCCTGACGCGAAAATCGCGTTGTTGAAGCCAATAAACCCAGGAACAGCCTGGATTAATGGGCATGAATTACACTTGGTTCTTGTTGAGGAGCGCGGAAGCAACGTTAACATCCAGTTCTTCACCGAAGACAAGAACAAGAGGTCACAGCTAACATACAACCGCAGCAACTTTTCAGCGGCTCTGGGAGACGTTACGAGTAACGACCTGTTTCTCACTGCTTTCGCCCGTATTGCTCTGCTTCAGCGGGAGTCCGGCGTCGGCGGGAAAACCACCCCCATGTTTACTGTGAACCAGTTGACCGCGGAGTATCTGCGCAAATCCCTCGACGCCATCGAGCCCGCTCGCGATGTTATTGTCACGGTGGAGCCGTTCGGCGGGGTAATCATGTTCGAGATGGACGGCCTTGTTTTCGCCCGCGGCGAGGCGAAAGTTGACTACGGCAATCTGGAGTTCGCTTTGTCCCTCGCCGACGGTGGACGGATTCTCGAAACCACCCTCGGCTCCGGTGGATCAATGAACCACGAGGTAAAGAAGGTCATGTACAAACTTGAAACAATGGCACCTCGTAGTTTTGAAGGAGAACGGTGATGTTTAAACTAAGAGCGGACTCGCCAACCTGGGCAGTAGCTGAGTCAGAAGGCGACGAGATTACGGCGTTCGTGTCGCACGACGAAACCAAAGCACAAGTTGTCTTCAAAAAGGACCACGACCAGTCCGTAGGGCTTGCCAGCGAGCCGATAACAGTCAGTCTCATCGGCCTGTACGACGGTAGCCAAAACCTTTGCGGCCTGCGTCCATACACAACCGACGTGGTCCGACTGGCCTGGGAAATGCTGCGCACCAACAGGGAAAACCTGCAGGATGCTGTTCTTCGACAGCTTCAGGAGGCCTCCGTGGGGTTGGACAACCCGGTTGAGATAAGCCGAAACCCGTTCCGCGAGGGTATGATTGCCCGTGTTTTCGTCGACGGTGACCTGGCGGACATACATTTTCTAAGCACCTGGATTGCGGACGGAAGCTTGTTCATTCAGGACCGCGATGAGGTTGTTTTCCAGGAGCCTTTCATCATTCGGGAAAACAACAGAGAAAACGGCTACAGGGCAGTAGCTCTCGCCCTAAGTGAGGTGGATGAGTGATGCTCGATGCCGAGGGCCTGGATGGGAATGCAGACTACCTAGATGAAGCTGAGTGTCCTTTTTGCGAGTCCTTGTGGGACTGTGAATGCATGTATGACTAAGAGAAAGAAGAAGAAAATGAGCGACAAAAACATCGACCAAGAGGTTCGCCGACTCGTGGAGGAGGCTTTTCCGCCCGTGAAAACAAACTGGCCTGCTGTGATCCTTGGCTTCGCGCTGTTCGGCGCCGCCATGTGGCGACTGGATGGCTGGCTGCTGTTGGTGTGCCTGATTCTATCCGCCCTACTTGTGATTGCTGGGAAAAGCAAATGAGTTCCGAAAACCTGAAAATCGTTGAAATCATTGTTTTCGTGACGGCGATTGCCTTTCTAACCTACTCACTGCTCATGCAGTCCGCCGGGGCTTTCGGCTTCTACTGCTTGTTTCTCTTTTTGACCTTCTTCGTTGAGCTGGCTCGGTACTCGAAGAGGATCGACGAGTATTTCGAGGAGCGGGCGTAATGATTTATGTACAAAGCCAAGACCGAATCCTCAATCGTATGAAGGAGGAGGACCGGAAAACGTGGCTCATTGCGTTCTTCGCAGCCCTTGGCCAACCTGTGTTGTGGGCAATCATCTTCGTGGATGCGGCTCACCGACTTGATGACTTCGGCCACCCGTTTTGGGGCTTTCTCCTCTGGGTTGTCGGTCTTGTGGGCGTGGCGCGCTGGCTGTGGCTCATGGCGAGGACACTAACAGCGGCGCAGGAGATCATCAACACGGAAGAAGCACCGGAAACCATCCGCTCGGAATAGTAAGCAAATAAGGCTAAATCCCGGCTTTTACGTCGGGGTTTGCTTTTTCTGTGGGTTAGATGTAAAGTGGGTTTCAGCCTTGAAAGGAGGGCATGATGCTAGAAAAGCACTATGATTTTACAGCCGAAACCAAAATGGCTGGCAAGGAAACTTTACGACGAATCGTCGCCGTGGTGGACGACCCAGGCGGGAAATTCCTGGCCGGTGACCTCGGCGGCTGGCTTGGGGAGAACGCCACATTGGAGGACAACGGCTGGGTAGCAGATGAGGCCGCCGTGTACGGCCAAGCGTGCGTGTCTGGCAACGGCCTAGTGTGCGACAACGCAAAAGTCTTCGATTTGGCCCGCGTCACTGACGAGGCGATGGTCATGGACGATGCGCAAGTGCACGGTTCCGCGAAAATCAGCGGCAGGGCCGAGGTTTGTGACTCCGCGGTTGTGTCCGGTAAGGCCAAAGTCAAGGAGGAAGCCTCCGTCTGCTCTGAGGCAATAGTGTCCGACAAGGTGACTGTTGGTGGCGGCGCCATCGTGTGCGGCCAGGCCGCAGTGCGCGGTAGAGCTCAGCTCAGCGGTGACGTCCTGGTTGGAAAAAACGCTGTTGTCACTGGTACCATGCGCGTCAGCGGCGCAGCCGACATCACCGGGGATGCGATCCTGTCGAACAATGTTGTGATCGACTTCGACGCCAACATTCACGAAACCTGCGACGTTCTAGTTGTTAGTTCTTTTGGCCCAAACAACCACCGCCTGTACATGGTGCGCATGGGCAGTCGGGAGGGAATGGTTTGCCTTGGCCCGTTGCGCTCCACCACGGAAAACATGGTTGAGGATTTCACCGGCGAACTGGATTTGTCCGGCTCGGACATCGACGAGCTGAAGGCCATTCAGAGTCTTTTCACCGCGAGGGAGCTGACGTGGTGATGCGAACTCTTATCGGTACCAAAATAACCTTTGTTCCTGGGGCCGCAAACATTAAGAAAGGCTTCTACCGCAATAACGGTAAAGGCCGCTGGCAAGGGAGAACAATTACAAAGCCTTACTGGAGGATACACTTCGTCCATGCCGACTATGGGGTTTTCTTCCCGAAGCACAGCGTCGAAAACCATTCTTTGTCTTTCGACAGAAGGTACAAGGCAGAGGATGTGGCTAAAGATGAGTCGTTTTGGGTGGCTCAGGACGGCTACCTGTACGATACGAGCGGGCACTGGTGGATTGTTCAGCGTTCCGAAGTAATCGCCGAGCTAGGCGTGACACCAAGGGAAGGCCGAAACCTGTCTATGTGGGAACGGTCCCCCAACATCACCTACCCTGACGACTCTTTCTGGTTGACTGACTGCCTTGGCAATCGCTATGAGTTTGGAATGGCCGAAGACGCTTTGTTATTCGCTATACACAACAGAAGTCTTTTCACGGCCAACACAGTCCAATATTCGACACGGTACGAGACGTTTTCAAACACGTCAAAAACATGAAAAAGAAAGGTCTACTGTGAAAAACGAAACCTACCGTGGCTTGAACGCGCAATTAAATCTATTTGGGGATGACGGACGCATCCAGCTAGAGAAGGACAAAGAGGCGGCGCACGCCTACTTCTTGGAGGTGGTGAACCCCAACACGGTTTTCTTCCACACGCTAGAGGAGAAAATCGACTACATGGTTGATGAGGGCATGTGGGACCCGAAGGTTGTCCGCCGATTCGACTTCCGGGTAACCAAGGAGCTTTTTAAGCGCGCCTACGACAAAAAATTCCGGTTCCCGACGTTCCTTGGCGCGTACAAGTTCTACAGCCAGTACGCCATGAAAACCCTGGACGGCACCCGCTGGCTGGAGCGTTTTGAGGATCGGGTTGTTTTGAACGCGCTCGCCTATAGTAGTAGCATCCGCCACGCGGAAACAATGATCGACCTGATTATGGCCGGGGTTTTCCAGCCCGCGACGCCAACGTTCCTAAACGCGGGACGAGTCCGCGGTGGTAAGCCGGTATCGTGTTTCCTACTGCGCATCGAGGACAACATGGAGTCCATTGCCCGCGGAATCCACGACAGCCTGCAGCTATCCAAAAACGGCGGGGGTGTGGCCCTGCTGCTCAGTAACATCCGCGAGGAGGGTGCCCCGATTAAGGGAATCGAAAACCAGTCCTCCGGCATCATCCCGATCATGAAGCTGCTGGAGGACTCCTTCTCCTACGCCAATCAGCTTGGCGCGCGCCAAGGCGCGGGTGCGGTGTATCTACACGCCTGCCACCCGGACATCATGAAGTTCCTGGACACTAAGCGCGAAAACGCGGACGAGAAAATCCGCATCAAAACCCTGTCGCTCGGGGTTGTCGTGCCTGATGTTTTGTTTGAGTTAGCCCGTGAAGGCGCTGACTTGGCGTTGTTCTCTCCTTACGACGTTGAGTATGTGCATGGCGCTCCCTTGTCCGATTTGTCAGTTGACGAAAAATACTGGGGTATGGTGTCAGACGACCGCATCCGAAAAGAGTGGGTATCGGCCCGTAAACTCCTGCAGCGCATCTCTGAAATCCAGTTCGAATCAGGGTATCCTTACCTCATGTTCGAGTCCGCGGCGAATGAGGGCAACCCGGCGCCAAACCTGGGCCGCATCAACATGTCGAACCTGTGCTCGGAAATCATGCAGCCTAACGCTGCCTCCACATGGAAGCCAAACGGAGAGATGACCGGGGTCGGGGCTGACATTTCCTGCAACCTCGGTTCAGTCAACATCGCCCGCATTCTCGAATACGTCGAAGGCGCTCGTGCTGTGGGCGAGTTCGCGGAACCGGTTGAGTTGGTGCAGGGTACTGTGTTCTTCTACGTAGTGAAAAGCATCGTAGAGTTCCTGTCCGCCGTGGCCGACGCAGCCAACCAGGACGGGGACCAGGAAATCAATCCCTCCATCACCAAAGGCAACGCCAACACCCGCGCTATTGGTATTGGTCAAATGAACCTGCACGGTTATTTGATTTCTCAGGGCATCAAATACGATTCTCCAGAGGCCCGTGCGTTCTTCTCCTCCTACATGCGCGTGTTCACCCAGGCCGCAATCCTATCCAGTCAGATGTTGTGCTTCTCTGATGAATTGGAAGGTAAAGGAGCTGTCAAAACATGGGCCCCCGCTGCTGGCTGGGAATCAAGCGACTGGGCTAACGGCAGGAAGCAGGCTAAACTGCAGAAGGCGCACCTGGAGGCCAACAAGCGGCACGAAGGGGTTGATATTCCGGCTCCGAAGTGGCTGCTAATGGAGCTCGCGGACTTGGACTTCACTCGTACCAAGCGGACGCCGATGGCGAACCTGTTCCTGCAGGCGATTCCGCCGACAGGCTCCATCTCCTACATCAACCACTCCACCGCATCCATCCACCCAGTTACCGCTGCCGTGGAGACCCGTAAGGAGGGGAAGATCGGGCGTGCCTACTACCCGGCTTTCGGTTTGACCGCCGACAACTACGAGGGTGTGGAGACCGCGTATCAGACCAGCCAGAAGGCCGTGATTGACATGTACGCGGAGGCCGCTCCGTTCGTGGACCAGGGGATTTCTTCCACATTGTTCCTGCCGGACACCGCCACAACCGCTGATTTGACCCGCCTGCACATGCACGCGTGGCGCAAGGGGTTGAAGTCCCTGTATTATGTCCGGATTCTGCAGAAAGCCATCGAGGGCACCAACAGCGCGGAATGCGTGTCCTGTAGTCTGTGACCCAAAACACAACGTCTTTCTTTGACGTTTAAAAGCCAACCGGGTATGGTTTAAACCGTACCTGGTTTTGTTCTCTAGAGGAAGAGGAAAACATGAAAGCATCCCTGCAATTCAAAAACAAGCATGCGCACATGAAGCTCGTCGACGCACCAGACGACATTGGAGCCGAGGAGTTCAACGAAATGTTCGACACCTTGGTCGAGGAGTTCGTCGCCGGATCAACCAAAATCGGCTTCGAGGACATCGCCGCGTTCTGCTACACCATCGTCAACGCCAAGGAAGTGGCGTCACGGTCCTTCGGCATCAGCCACCTGCGGAACACGCCAAGCGGCAAGAAATTGGCCGAGTCGATTGTCTTCACCTACACCAGTATGTCGGAGGATTGGACTATCGTCTTCGACGAGGAGAAACCGCTCGGCCAGCGACTGTACGCCGAGTCCACCGCTAATGACGCCGAAAACGCCGAGGCTTTCCTTGGTTTGTGCCGCAACGAAACCCTTGGTCTGTTCGGCAGCTGCCTGGTTGCCGACAACATCAGTGAAACCCCATACATGGAGGCGATGATGGGTGCTATGGTCACAACCCGTTTGATGCGAGCCGCCATCGAAGACAAAGCAAGCCTGGAAGGACTCATCTGATGAATTTCTCCCCCGTTGACTGGAACAACCCCAATCAAGCCATCGATCTTGAGGTTTGGAGTCGCATGACCGGCAATTTTTGGCTGCCGGAGAAGATCGCGCTGTCAAACGATTTGCCGTCGTGGCGCCGCCTGGATGAAAACAAGCAACGAGCTGTGGTCCGCGCGTTTGCTGGTTTGACGGTGCTAGACACCCTGCAGGCCGAGGTAGGCGCTGGAGCCGTCGCCAAGCACGCCCGATCCCACCATGAGGCCGCCAACATGGCTTTCATTGGCGGCATGGAGGCCATTCACGCCCGCTCCTACAGCTCCATTTTCGCCACCCTTGTCTCCAGTGAGCAGAACAAGGAGGCTTTCGAATGGGCCAGTGAAAACAAGTGGCTTCAAGCACAAGCCAATATTGTCAATAATCGATACGAACACCTGGACCCCTACTGGACCCGCGTTCACAGCGTCATGCTCGAGTCTTTCCTGTTCTACACCGGCTTCTACCCCGCGTTGCGCCTCGTGTCGGAAGGTTCGCTGCCCAACACCGCCGACATTATTCGCCTCATCATGCGCGACGAGGGCGTGCACGGCTTCTACATCGGCCTGAAGGCCCAGGCGATCCGACCCCTGCACATGCGTCCTAGTCGGATCACAGAACTAGTGTCGGCGCTGATGCATCCAATGGTCCCCTACGTGCAGGAACTATACGAGGGCACCGGCTGGACCGAAGACGTCATCAAGTTCGCCAAATACAACGCCAACAAGGCGCTCACCAACCTTGGGGAGGAGCCGTATTTCCCGGACAACGAAACCAACGTGTCGCCGCAGGTGCTGGCCCAGATGGTTGTCGACGCTAATGAAACCCACGACTTCTTCTCCGGCTCCGGCTCCTCCTACGTGATGGGCAAGGCGGAGGAAATCAGTGAAGACGAGTGGGGGAGCATGTGATGGATGTTCTCCTGGACACCCGCCAAGGCGGTCTTGTGGCCGCCTGGTCGGGTAAAGTCCCGAAACTTGAGGTCGCGTTGAAGCGTCTCGGCTTCCAGTTCAGCGACTTCGGCGAGTACTCCGCACCAACGCTAACTCTTGGCCTGCTGCGGGAAACCAAGAAGGCGGCAGCAGAGTTCGGCCGCGTGAAGGCCAGTAAGCTTCTCCGCGAGTGGGTGGCCTCAACAAAAGCGCGAGGCGCGCTACAGCACGCGGACTCAGACGCGGAGATCGCGGAACCGCTTCTTCGCGACTACCCGAAAACCGCGGAGGCGCTGAGGCCGTACCAACGCGCGGGTGTCGAGTTCATCCGAACCAATGACTCTGTGTGGCTGGCCGACCACCCTGGCTCCGGCAAAACCCTACAGGCCATTGCCGGTATCGTCTCCCGTGACGTCGAAGGCGACATTCTCGTGCTGTCCCCCTCCATTGCGACGCAGGTGACGTGGCCGGAAGAGATTCGGCGATGGGCCCCTGACGATGAAGTTTTAGTGGTGACCGGAGGACGCAAACGCCAGGAGGAGATTCTGGCGAAACTGCAATTCGAGTCGAAGACTCGGCGCCGCTGGGTTTTGTGCAACCTGGAGATGGCCCGCATGAAGTACAACAAACCTGTCGAGGTGGAGGGCCGCATCCACAAAGGCTGGTGGTCCCACCATTTTCCGGAGCTGTTTTTCCTCGACTACGGGGCTTCGAAGCCAAAAAACAAGAGGCTGTGGGTTGCCGTCATTGTGGACGAGTCGCACCGCGCACTCACCACCACTAAAAGCCAGCCGTACAAGCAGAGTCAAATCCGCGCTGGTATGGGTAACCTGGCGGTGAAACCCGGCGGGCTGAAGCTCGCGGTGTCCGGCACCCCGTTCCGCGGGAAACTGGAAAACGCCTGGGGCACCCTGAACTGGTTGGCCCGTGACGAGTACAAAAACTTCTACGGCTGGGCCGCTGAGTGGTTTGAGGTGTCGGATCGTGCCATCCACACCATGAACGGCGAGGTCAACACCACCACTGTTGGTGATTTGTTGCCTGGCCGTGAGCCGCTGTTTTACGAGGATTTGGCGCGGTTTATGCTGCGCCGCACTAAGAAGGAAATTGCTCCGTGGCTGCCCGACAAAACCTACGCCGGTACACTGCATGAGATGGCCGACGAGATCGACTCCGAGGGCGTCAAGTCTAGGCTTGTTGGTCACTGGCTGACGATGGGAACCAAACAAGGCAAGGCGTATCGCCAGATGGAGGAGGAGGCGATAGCCAACCTCGACTCCGGCACGCTCATTGCCAACGGTGTCTTGGCTGAAATGACGCGCCTAAAACAGTTCGCGGGAACCTACGGCAAACTACGCCGCTTCATCGACTCGGATGGCTTCGAGGACAGCGAGTTTCTGCCGGAGCTGCCGTCCAACAAACTGGACTGGCTGTTTTCGTATCTTGACGAAATCGGCATTAACAAGGACACCCGCAACGAGCATGGACCGCATGTGCAGAAGATTGTCATCGCCAGTCAGTTCACCCGCACCATTAACCTTTTTGCGGAAACGATGGAGAAGAAGGGTATTGACACGGTTCGCATCACAGGCCAGGTCGGCGGGGATGATCGCGCCGAGGCTGTGCGCGAGTTCCAGTCGGACGACGGAGCCAAGGTCATGCTGCTCAACACCCTGGCAGGCGGCGTTGCTTTGACGTTGGACCGCGCCGACGACCTGGTTATCCTGGACGAGACTTTCATCCCGGACGACCAGGAGCAGGTTGAGGACCGCATTCACCGCGTGTCCCGCAACCACAAGGTCACCATCCACTATCTGCGCACCCTAGGCACCATCGAGGAGTCGATTGCCTTGAAAACAGCGGAGAGAGATGACCTGCAGAAGAGAATCATCGACGGGGAAAGAGGAGTCGAATATGCCAGAAGCCTACTCTAGCGAGACCGAGAAACACCTGTCGGCGTCGGGCCGACGCCTGTTCAAGAAGTGCCCGTGGGCCTACCAGATGCGATATGTAGAGGGCATCAGCCCCATCGCTAATATCAGCCTCCCGCTGGTGTTTGGTGGGCTGATTCACGAGGCACTGGAGGGATGGTATGTTCCAGGTCGAGAACGCGGCGTGCCGCCGTGGGAGACGTTCAAGGATGGCTTCCAAAAGGCTGCCGTGGACCCGGAAAACGCCGGTATTTTCGTCGACGAGCAGGACTACCAGGTGAACCTCGATCTTGGCCTGGACATGCTGCGCGGGTATGTGGAGCACTACGGGGAGGAGCCGCATCTAGAGGTGATTCAGCCTGAGCTGGAGTTTCAGGTTCCGCTCAAATACAAGACCCTGGACGGGGAGGATCGCCGCTCAATTATGGGTTTCCTTGACCTGGTGTACCGGGACCACTCAAACAGCGGCACGTTGCACATCATGGAGCACAAGACCGCGAAAAGCCTGTCAAATAGCAACCAGTTCCTGCCACTGGACGAGCAGGCGTCGGTGTATCTTGTCGTGGCTACGCAAACCCTACGCGACCGCGGGTTGATTGGTTCGAAGGAGGTTGTACACAACATGGTGTACAACTACCTGCAGAAAACCATGTCAGACACTCGTCCACGCAACCCTCAGGGGCTGGTGTGCAACAAGCCGAAGAAGGAGCACTACATCGCAACACTGCTGGCAGCAGGGGTTGAGATGGAGGCTCCAGAAAAAATCTCGGTCAAGGATTTGACAAAACTAGCCGAGGATGCCAAACTAACAGTGTTCGGCGATCCAAGCGTAGTGCAACCGGCCCCCCGGTTCGCACGTAAACTGGTGGCCCGCAACACCAAGGAGATGAAGAACCAGGTTCTTCGCCTCCGGCAGGATTTGATGATGATTGATGCGACGGAGCGCGAGCTTCTGCCGACAGTCAAAAATCCAACCCGCGACTGCGGTTTCTGCGAGTTTTCGCAACTATGTATACTTGACGAACAGGGGTCACTTGACCTCGACGGTGAACTTGTTCGCCGTTCCTACACAAGAAGGAGCTAGCCAAATGGCTGTTTACCACATTTCCTACACCACTAAGCCCCAGGACAACTTCGTTGCTGACGAAGACCTGAAGACCAAGCGTGTTGACGCTTCCTCCGCTCCCCGTGCCGTAGAGAAGGTTATCTCCGGCCTCATCAAGGGCGGCGTTGTGACCAGCCGCAAGCAGGTCAAGGTGCTGGAAGCCAAGCTCGGCGCCTAAGCCAAGCTAAGACTACTGAAAGAAGGCTTGAAATGCCTATACAAATGCCCCCTCACATCTGGCTTAAGGAGTGGCAAACCATATGGCCGGACATACAAGAAAAAATGTACAAAGGCAAGCTAACTGCCGTCCGGGTCATGGAGTACAAGAAGAACTCCGAATGGAACAAGTTCTATATCGATGTGCCGATCATCACTGACTCCGGTTGGCCCATGAACGAGGTGGAGCAGGCCGAAAAATGTGTGGAGTTCCTGCACGACGAGGGCCTAGAAATCATCGTGACGCCGGAAGATAAGGTAAGCCAGTTCGCTTCCGCTGAGGCCGCGAAACTACTCACCGGCAAGCCAGTAAACATTCGTGAGATTGGGGAAAACCATGTCGTTTCTTGATGACATCGCAACCGCTGAAGTTGTCGAGGAGAAAATCAACATCTTGATCTTTGGACAGTCCGGCGTCGGGAAAACCACCTTCGTGGGCTCCGGCCCCGACAACGGCGAAAAGGTGCTTATTCTCAGCATCGAGGACGGCCTCCGATCCATCGCTAAAGAGGGCAACAAAACCCAAATCAAGCGAATCAACACTTGGGGCGAGTTGCTTGAGGCAGCTGACTACATTGAGCAGCACCCGCACCAGTGGGACTGGGTTGTGATCGACTCGGTCTCCCACATGCAGGAGAAGCTAATATGGTCCGACATTGTGGAGCGCGGCATCGCGCGCAACCCGGAGCGGAAAGAATACTCCACCCGCCAGCTGCAGGAGTACAACGAGGCGAAAAACATGTTCATGAACATCCTCGAACGCTTCATGTCCTCCGACGCGAACATCATCATGATTGCCTTGTCCGAGGTGTCGGAGGACCAGGAGGGAGACTCCTATGTGCACCCGAACATCGCGGGCCAAAAAGGCGGGCTCGCACAGTGGCTGGTGTCCCGCTGCAACCTGGTTGGTTTGCTGCGGTTCGGCAAGGTCGCCGACAAGCAGGGCAAAATGCGGCTGGTCCGCCAGCTGGAGTTCAAATCCCGTCCCGGGGCCTCCATCAAGGACCAAACCTCGCTGTTCGCCAAGCCGATCACGCAGCCAACATTGGCGAAACTCGCCGCGAAACTCGCGGAAACCAGTCCCCAAAACACCAAAGAAGACGTAAAAAACAAGAAAGAGGCATAGGAAATGGCTCAGAAGCTATCCTTCTCCAATATTGCTGTCCCTGACCAGAAAACAATTGAGCAGGCCGCGTTCCAGGGCTACACCGGTCCCACCCCGCCTCCCGGCAAGTACAGAGCAAAGCTCGCCGGAGTTCAAATTCAGGCCCGAGATACCGGAAACGTCTTTGTTGTTCGCTACGTCATCAACGAGACTGGCGAGCTGAAGAAGTACAACGGTTGCGCAATCTTCGACCGCCTCACCCTTCCTGAACAGCAAAAGGACGAAGAGTACTACACCATCCGCCTCCGCTCTTTCAATGACTTCTGCCAGGCCGCATCCGAAGGTAAAGGCACTCTGCGTGACTTCACTAAGGCTCTCGCAGACGGAAAGTACAAGGTCGAGGAAACCCAGCGCGAAGGAACCTTCAAGCTTCTGGTTGTTGGCGGCAAGATGTTCAACTTCAATAAAGAACACGACGTCTTCATTGAACTGCGCCACTCTCCTAATGCAAAAGACGTCAACAACCCGTACCTCAACGTCCGCTTTATCGTAATGGCTGACACAGCCCGCCTGTGGGCTGGCGAGGAAGACAACGCTGCCGCCGAAGACGATGTTGTCGACATCACTGATGTCACCGAGGAGATCGACGATGATGAAGTCGATGGCCTAGATGAAGACGACGATGATGACTTCGACGACTTGGATGACCTGGACTAGGAGAAAACAATGCTTGCCTCAACCCGCGATCTCGAAATCGACTTCTACACCCTCCGATCATGCGGGCAGTGCGCCGTAATGAAGCGGAAGCTCAACGAATGGCGTGAGCATGTGCCGGAGCGTCTAAAGGGTCATATCGATGTGCGAATGCATCAACTAGAAGATATGACCGAAGAGGAACGCTCAGCCTTGGCAAGGGAGCATGGCGCGGTATCTGCCCCTGTAGTGGTAGTCAAACACCTGAAAAAGTACTCAGGGCCCGTCACTCACGTCACTTCTGGTCTGCAGCCAGACCGCCTCATCGACATGTTAGATGATGATGTAGTTGCATGGGACGACCCCGACGACCTATAATCACCTATAGCCAGAACCAGCTGGCTTGAAGGATGTTTAAACGCCCTCTGATATACTCTGGGGGCGTTTTCTCTAGGAGAAAACAATGAGATTTGTTTCACTGCACGGGCACACGTCGTTCTCTTTCGGAGACGGACATGGCAGCCCCGCAGCTCACGTTGAGCGCGCCAAACAGCTCGGCATGTCGGCCATTGCGGTAACCGAACACAGTAATGTTTCAAGCCACGTGCAGCTAGAAAAAGCTTGTAAAGACGCAGGAATTAAACCTATTTTCGGGGTTGAGGCGTATGTTGCTCCCCCGCAAACTAAGGCTAAGTTTCATCAAACCATTCTCGCCATGACACAGCAGGGGTACAGGCAGCTCAGTCGACTCGTCACCATGTCGTATGACGAGGGTATGTATCACAAGCCGACCATCCATCCTGAGTGGTTGTTGGACCCGAAGCTCACCGGCGACTTGGTTGTTTTGTCCGGCTGTGCTGATAGCTGGCTATCCTGCACTATTGCCGGGGGTAAAGGCACCGACTATGAGCGGATTGATAAGGCTGAACAGGTTGAGCTGCTGACGGAGGAAGACAAGGCTGCTCGCTACGCGGAGGCTTTCCGCCTAGTCGAAAACTACCTGGATTGCTACGGCGACCGCTTCTACCTGGAGGTTCAACGCTTCAAAAACTACGCCCGCACCCGCCTCATCAACCAGCAGATTTGCCTCCTGTCCGATGACTTAGGAGTTCCTCTTGTGGGTACCGCTGATGTGCACTACCCGCTGCCGGAGGACTGGTCGACACAGCTGGCCCTCAACTCTATCGCGTGGAAAGTACCTGAGGAGGAGCTGTCAGCGAAACGAGACTACAGCGCCGACCCGTGTACGTTTCCGCTTAGCGACAAAGAGTTCGCTAGAGACCTAATTGCCGCCGGTGTGCCGAAAGACAAGGCCATCCAGGCCACCAAAAACACGGCCAAGGTCGCAGACCGGCTTAACGTGGTGCTGCCGAAAACCCCGGATGTTCGTTTCAGCGGTTCCGACGGCACAGACGAAACCGCGCAGAGGATGCTGGTCGACCACATCAAAAAGGGCCTGCGTCGACGGGCTGAGAACCCGCGGTTCAAGAAGGACTATGTGGGCCGGAAACAGGAGTACCTGGACCGGATCAAGAAGGAACTGGCGGTCATCAAGCCGAAGGGCTTCTCCGATTACTTCCTCATCAACGAGCAGATAATCGGCTGGGCCAAGTCTCAAGGAATCGCCGTCGGCCCCGCACGCGGCTCCGCTGCTGGTTCTTTGGTGTGCTTCCTGCTGGGTTTGACCGAAATCAACCCCATGCTGTACCCCGAAATGCTGTTTGAGCGGTTTCTGGACCCCGGTCGTGAAGACCCGCCGGATATCGACACTGACTATGAGAATGAGCGGCGCCACGAGGTGTTCGAGTACGCACGCACCCAGTACGGAGACGCCAACGTCGGCAACATCCGCAACTTCACTCGGTACAAAGGCAAAACCGCCGTCAAGGATGTTGGCCGGTCCCGCAACATCCCCTTGCCGAAGGTCGAGCGCTACACCTCCCTTATTGGCGAACCTCCGTTTGGCGACCCCCGCGAGTTCAACTCCGCCGAGGATGCCGCCACCTCATTTAAGGAGTGCTCTGACATTCTAAATGAGTACCCGGATTTGGAGCGTGCTTTCCGTATTGAGGGTGACATGAAAACCTTCAGCGTGCACGCCGCTGGGATGGTTATTAGTAACCTACCAATCCACGAAACTTGCGCTGTGTACAAAACCAAGAAGACCAGTGGGGAAGAAGCGGATGCCATTGCTTTCGACAAGCGGGACGCGGGCTACCTAAACATGCTGAAACTGGATTGCCTTGGTCTAATCACCATGTCGACAATTGCCGACGTCATCAAAATGACGCCGGGGCTTACCCTGCAGGACATGTACGACCTGGAGTTTAACGACCCGAAAGTGCTTAAAGCTTTCGCCGACGATGATCTGACTGGTATTTTCCAATTCGAGGGTCGCTCCACCCGCGGGATCGTTCGGGATATTTACACCGGCAGCGACGTCGTGCCGACGTTCATGCAACTCGCTGACATCAACGCACTGTCTCGGCCCGGCTCGCTGTCCAGTGGAATGACCGGCCGCTACATTAAGGTTGCGCGCGGCGAGAACCGAAAGTCTCTGCACCCAGTCGTCGACAAGATTCTGGAGAAAACCAACGGTTGTCTTGTGTACCAGGAGCAGGTGATGCACATCGGCAAACAGTTCGGAGGCCTGTCCGACCACGAGATTGGCTTATTGCGCAAGATTATCGGCGCGAAGAAGGCCGGTGGCGCGTTTGATGAGTTCTGGGCCAAGTTCAAGGAAGGCTCAGCGCGGCTGCATGGGGCCAGTGAGAAGCTGGCTCGCGAAATCTGGGACTACATGGCGGCGTCTAGCTCCTACCTGTTTAATGCTTCCCACGCCATTTCCTACGCCGCCGTGGCGTATTGGTGTATGTGGCTGAAGGTTTACCACCCCGCGGCCTTCTACGCGGCTTCTTTGCGCTCGGCGGCAAAGAAAAACAAGAAAAAGGACTCGGTTGACCCGCAGTTGCCAATTATGCAGGATGCAGTCGCGCACGGCGTCACCGTCAGCCCGCCAATCCCCGGCATTAGCCGATCGAGCTGGTGGATTAATGAGGAAGGCTCAGGCGTTGTTGCTGGATACATCCAAATCCCCGGAGTCGGCCCCCGCGTCGCGGAGGGCATTATGGCCCTGGAGTCTGTGACATCGTGGAGTGACTGCCTACCTGTTCGAGGTTTCGGGCCTAAAGCCCTGGATAAGGCCGAGGCTTTCTGCGCCAGCGGAGACCCGTTTGGCATCTCGCTAAGCGTCTCGGTTATTTCAGCTGTTCGAGACGCCATTGCTGACGGCAGAGTCGCTCTACCTCACCCCACAACCGACCCCGCTCTTATGACAGGCCAGAATGGCCAAATCGAGACCTACATTGGCCATATTGTGGCTATTAAACTTGTCGACGTCATCCAGGACACCTGCACCCGCGAGAACAAAACCCGCGAGCAGGTTGTGGCTGAGATGGAGCGACCAGAGTTGTCGACTAAGGCAAAAATCATCACAATGGCCTCGAATGGTGTGGAGGTCCATGTGAACGTGTCCAGGTACAACTACCCCCGCCTGCGACAGGAGTTCGAGGGGCTGGACCTATCCAAGCCACATGTGGTTCACACCACAGGCAAGGTTTCCACAGACTTCGGTCCCGCCGTACAAGCTTCCCAGGTTACTGTTTTTGAGATGGAGGAAGAAAAATGAGCTACAGCGACGTGATCCAAATGTCGATGGAGTCCGCTCCGCTGGCGATAATCGGAGTTGATCCAGGGGTTACCACCGGAGTCGCCATCGCAACTCTACAAAGAAAAGAGATCGGCTCTCTGGCGGGCGTGTTCGTGGAGATGGGGCAGCTGTCGTATGGTTTAAGCGGAAACGGCTTCGATATCATCGAGTCCACCAGCGCTGAGGAGGGTGAGGCAAAGGTTGCGGCAGAGATTGCACAGCTGGTGCGCACAGCTGTTTTACACGGAAGCCGTGTTGTCCTGGTTATTGAGGACTTCGTTGTCCGCCGGTTCGACAGCAGCCGCGAGTTCCTATCCCCAGTGCGCATCACGGCCAGGATACAACAAGAGCTATTCAACGACACGATCTGTCAAGGGGTAACAGTAGCGATGCAGTCGCCGTCCGACGCCAAACAAACCTGCACTGATGAGAGGATGAAGAAATGGGGAATCCAGCCCAAGACACACAAGGACCGTCACGGATTGGATGCGGCAAGACATTGCATCTTGTTCATCCGCAAGTTGATGGCCAATCCGAACCAGACGCTCCCTGGCTAGTTTCCTACGCTGACATCGCTTGGCTCGCGGGCTGGCAGCGCGGCGAAGTTCCTCGCAGACGTTTCCAGGCGGCTGCAAAACGTCTCGGTGTCGGGCGGCACACCTGGTTTAACCGGAGGGGGGTTTTCTACCCTGAGGAGGCTCTGGAGGTGGTCAAGGAGATCGCCGGTAGGTTCGACAGCTCGCCGCACGTTGACTACCCCTACGTAGAAGCCAATGTCCTGTCGGCTGGAACCGACCTCGCCGACGGCTACCCGTCCCACACTCTCTCCCGGCTAATCCACGGTGACCCCGACTGGGGTGACAGCGCGCGGTTGTTTAGGTTGAGAAGGGGAAATGAGGACGGATGGATCGTGGCCCCGGAGCACCCCTGCATGAACTTGTACCCCTGGATCAAAAGTGGTACTCTTGTTTTTCGTAGAGATGCTATCGAAGAACTAGAAAAGGCAGGATACATTGTCGAGTAGGGAACTTGCTTACAGCGAGGCTTCGGAGGCGATGCGACAAACCCTCAAAGCCATTGAGCTTGACAAGCAACATAAAGTATATGGTCGGGAAGGCACCCAGGAGGTCGCCTGGCTGGCGAATGAGCCATTGAGCATGGAGGACTTGGGTGACACCATTTGGGCCTCCCTGGCAGCCGCTGGATTCGTTTTAACGCATAACCCTGATCGTGCCCGACCAGAGGAGCTCATGGTGGCGTTCACTGTTCGTCAGGCAGCGCAGCATGAGTCGTGAGTTGAAACCCCCGTGCGAAACGCGCGGGGAGCTTTTTGAGCTGTATCGAAGCCAGGAAGAAACAGACGGCCAACGAGGGTACCGCATTCCGCTTGCTTTGGCGGTGTGCGAAACATGCCCTTTGAACCTAAAGAAACGCTGCGCCAAGACGCGACCTGAGGGCCGGTTCGGTCATATCGGCATCTGGGGTGGAGAGATCGGAGTAAAGAATGAAGGCTAGAGAAGCATATACTAGAGCGGGATGGCCGGTGGTAGTTCCTGTATCCAGCGGGAAAAAGTACCCACCAGCCGAAGGGGTAACAGGAAACGTACCGGCTCCGAGCCACAAAGAGATGCTGGAGATATGGGAAAAGTATACGCCGACACAGCCTAACCTAGCGCTGCGCCTGCATTCCGGCCGAGATGACTTCGACGTCATTACCGTGGACATCGACCACTACGGAGTAAAAACTGGCGTCGACACGATTCGCGAGCTAGAGAGGCAATTGGGAGCGTTCCCGTGGTCTGCTCCTATGTCGACTCGTCGCGACCCATCTACACAGACGGGACAGTATTTCTTTCGCGTGCGTAAAGGCATGTCATGGAAGGGGGCCATCGGCCCCGGTGTCGACGTCATCCAGGACACCCACAGGTATGCCGTGGTGTACCCGAGTATCGTCGAGGGCCTACAGTACCATTGGTACATCAACGGCGAACCGTCCGATATTCCTAACATCGATGAGCTGCCGTGGCTCCCCGACGCCTGGCAAGACTACACTTCCGCTGGCGCGGCCAAAGAACACCACGACAAGTCCAAATCCAAGGTAGCAGCCGCGCCGCGCGGTAAGGCTCGGATGCGCGCCGCCATTAGTTGGCTCCGTGAAAACACCCTCCGCTACGGCCACAAGGAAGCGCTGCCGACCGAAGCGATGCAGAAGACATACGGACCAGAATTCGTAGAGGCTCTTAGAGGAAACGCGCACGACACAATGTTGGCGGCCGTGCATCAAGCGGTTCGTCTGGCCCTAGAGGCCCATACAGGCTTGAAGGTGGCCCTTTCTCGGATTCGTCGCGCTTTTGTTGATGAGGTTACAGGCTCTCGAGCTGGTGCGTCGCGACGTACCGAGGAGTCCGCGTTGGAGGAGTTCGAGCGCGCGCTAATCGGCGAGGTGGAGAAGGCCGAGGTTGAATCCGCAAACGGGAATCGTTTCCTCAGCCAAGATGTCGATGAGGAGGTGCTTATGAGGCTCAATCGGACATTCTTACGTCAGGCTGCGGTTAAACGCCCAAAAGGCGTTGACTTGTCGCTATTCCGGGACACAGATCGCGCGCATGCTGAGATGTTTGCGGCGTATTGGGGTCAAGACGTTTTAGTCACACGTGACAAAAACATCAAAGAGTTTGCCGTTTGGGACGAGGAGACCAAGCGTTATTCATTCCGCACTCAAAACGAGATGTTTCAACTTCTGTACACTGCAACCTCAGATCGTATCCGTTACGAAGCAGACAAGATTGCACAGCGCGCGGCTGAGCTAAAGAATGCTCTTGGCTCCCGCCAGGCTCCACCGGACACCGACGACCCGGACGATCTTTTCTCTGAAGCCAACAACCTGCGAAAACGCGCAGATGGTATCGAGTCGACTTCTAGGAGCCTAAATATCCTAAAACAAGTTCACTCTGTCTACGACCAGCCATCCGCGATCCAGGATTTTGACTCAACTCCAGGCCTCATTGGTTTGCTTGGTGGGGAAACCATTGACGTAGGAAGTCTGGACTCAATCGGTTATGCGCGCACATCTAAGCGAAAAGACCGCCTAACAATGAATACGCAAGTACGCTTGGTTCCAAACGCAAAGCACCCTGGATGGAATAAATTCCTTGACAAATTCCTTCCGGACCCAGAACTACGCAAGTTCACGCAAAAGGTACTAGGATACTCCCTTGTCGACGGAAATCCGGAGAAGATCGTCGTGTTCTTGTGGGGGCCGTCGAACACCGGCAAAACGACCATCCTGGAGGCGTGCGGCGCGGCATTAGGCGATTACGGCGGAACCATTGACGCGAGTGCCCTATTTGGTAAGAGTAACCGAAGCGGCCCGGCCCCAGAGCTTATTGACAGTTTCTTCCGGCGGTTCGTCTTCATGTCTGAGGTCGGCGACACGCATGTTCTGTCGGCAAACGCCATCAAACAGGCCACCGGTAACGACACCCAGAAGAACCGCCTGCTCTTCTCCAACGAGATGATTTCTGGCTCGCCGAAATTCACTCCCTACATCTCCACCAACACGGTCCCGGAGGTTAAAGGATCAGACAAGGCACTAGCCAACCGCCTTGTTGTAATCCCATTCCTCAGCGAGAATAAGCCTTCAAAGGTGAAGTGGGAGGAAGATGTGCGACGCAACCCGGAAATCCAGTCCGCTGTTCTCGCATGGCTGCTTGAGGGCTGCCGAATGTACCTTGAAGAAGGGCTGGACCGAGATAGTTTCCTTGCTGAGGTAAGTAATGCCTCCGCTGAGTTCGCTTCTGATGTTGACCCTGTGTCAGAATTTATTGCCGAGACACTGACAACCGGAGTCGACGGAGAGATTTTGGAAGACCAACTATGGACCCTATGGCAAGAATGGTGCCTTGTGCGCGGCCTACGAGACTCTGAGGTAGGTGACCGACGTCGCCTGCGCAAGAGACTTAAGGGCCACGGGATCAATAACCGTAGAACGATGGACAAAGACAGAAAACATTATCGTCTTTTCGTTGGAGTAAGCGTTAAATAAAAGAACCCCCGCCTCTAATAAAGAGTAGCGGGGGTTTCGTCACCTGTGACGATTACTTAGCAAGGTTGCTACGCATCTTGTCGAACAGGGATTCAATGTCGGTGCCAACAAGGTCACTGACCGTGGCTTCGGGCTTGCGATGCTTGCCTTCCGCTCCGGCAGTCGGGGCAGCCTTGACGACTTCCTTGTTTTTGTCGGCGATGAAGTGCGTCAGCTCTTCCACCACCTTGTTGGTGATGTCCTGAGCGTTGCTCGGGGACACGCCGTTCTTGGTGAGACGAGTGGACAGGGCCGCCAGGAAAGCGGCAGCAGCGCCAACGATCACCGCAGACTTGTCAACGCGACCAGTGGACGCGAACGTGGCTGCGATGGCAGCGAGCGCACCAGCGAGGGAGCCGACGAGGGAGTTGACGGTGTTGGCGTAGCGGCGGTACAGAGACTGTCCGGCGACATAGTCACCAACAGCGGCACCGACCTGGCTGAAAAGGTTGTTAGCCATTTTTACTTTGCAATTCCTTCCTTGACCATCCGGTCATGAACAATCTTATCAGGGTCTTGACCAAGGGCCCGGATAATGAAATCCATTTTCGCCTCAAGGCCGTAGGTGCGGGCATCACCGATGCCAGCCCACTCCTCGGCGGACATGAAACGTTCAGGGTTGATACGGGACTGAATCTGCATATTGAGCAGTTCCTCCAATTCGTCTAGTTCTTTGGGTGGATTGTTCGAGTAGGCGTACCCCTTCGGCGGGATCATGGTCGCCATCTGCTCGAACGAGCAGGCGTATTCAAAAGGCCAGAAGCCGGAGTCCGCAACATGGAAGTGTCGGCGTCCGCCGTTCACCTCGTAGCCGACGATACACACATAGTGGTACACAGTGCCACCGCCGTAGGACGGGGTGGTGGTGCCCAGGGTGGCCTGCGGGTAGTTGCTCGGCGGAACTACGATGTTGGCGATTACCGGGAAACCAGCGCGAATACTGCGTTTCACTTTCTGCCAGAAGTCCTCCGACTCCGCGTAGGTCGGCGGGTCGTGCGGCATCTCGACAGTCGTGTAGTTGGCGCCTGGAGCGTACTCCTCGATCACCGGCGGGAACAGACCAATGTAGTCGGTTCCATCCTCCGTGGTGCGCAGCTTCTGTGCGAGCTCGGCCTCCGGCACAAGTCGGCCAATCAGCGAGCTCAGCAGGGTTTGGGTGGATGCGGGGCCGCACCAGTACCCGGTTTCCTGCACAAGGTCGGTGTTAATGTACGGGAGAATAACCCGTTCGTCTGGTTCAGTCACAAGCTCCTCCGGTAGGATTGCGTCCCCGAGGGACAAAGCCTTCAGGAAACGCCGATTACGGTCTTCGATTCCGTTGGTGCCTCCGTTGATTGCGCGGGTTGCGCGCTCAAAGAAGCCCCAGCGGGTGATGTCGTCCAGGTTGCCGTCGGCAGCTGCGTCCGCGAACTCGTTGAGGCGTGGACGGGCCACCGTCCAGTACCACACGGCCCCGAGAAAGCCATACTCGTCCGACGACAGCAGAGTCGGCTTGTCAACAAAGAATGTAGGGGAGTCCACATACCCATTGTCGAAAGCCCAGCGGCTCAAGGCCGCGTAGTTGTTGCGACCCGTCACCTGAATCGGTCCGCGACCCTTGTAGCGGGTTCCGTCACCGGCCTGGGTGTTGCCAAGGTCGCTGCGCCATTCGTAGGCACTGCCGTCCGCGTACTCCTCCATCGCATCCAAGCCAACACTCTCGTGGCCTAGTTGTGCAATGAACATGGCGGCCCGCGGGATGTTGGTGCATCCCGCCTGGACCAGGGCGCGGTTGAACGCCGGGGCTAGTTGCTCGTAGCGCGCAAACGGCGCGCGGTTAAACATCACTTCCGCCAAAATATGCGGTTTAACCATTCGTTACCTCCTTATTCGTCGTTCGTAACGCAGGTTGTCTTCCATTGTTCCGCCTGCCTCTTCTTTTGACCCCCTTACCGGGGTTCGTCCAGTGTGGTTGGACATGAGGAGGCAGGTTATGTTGTTCCACTCGAAACCGCCGTACCAGTTTCGCCAGTTATTGGAGCGAACCCACAGGCGCACACTGTAGCCCGCGCGGGGGACCACAATGGCCTCGGAGAAGTGAAGAGTAGCCTCAATATCAGCTTTTGTGGTTGTTATTCGGGTTTCACGCAGCTGGTCAGTTTCGGTGTAGGTTTTCAGTTCATTCCACGTGTGGTAGTTGCCCTGGTGGCCGCCTGTAGGAACTAGTCCCGCTGTTGCTCGGGTGAACACAATCCAGGTTCCCGGCTTGTCGAAAACCACGCGGCGGTTCGCCACGTCCAGGTGTGCACCCTGCGACGCACCGAAAGTCTGGTTGAACGGGATAAGCCGCTCGTTTTGCCGGGGGTCGTTCCAGCCGATGTTTTTCAACGCTTGCAGCAGGCCGCCGCCAGCGTTGACCGTGGTGTCACAGTACGCAGAAATGTAGCCTTCTGGGATCAAATCAAGACGCTGGGATATTTCTCTGTCGAGGGCCTGCTTGGCCTCGGCGATTTTCGCCTCTGTCGCCGGGATCATATCTGTTTTGATCCGCTGGACTTCCTGCTTTGTACTAGTGATTTCACCCTGAGCAGCAGAAACCCCGCCGGTGTTTGTCGTAATGCGTTTGTCATGCTCGCCGAGCTCCTTGACAATATTGCCGAACACACTGTCACCCGCAACCGCGTTGACTTTGACAAGTCCGGTTTCCGCCAGTTTTTCTGCGTCGGTACGGTCATCATGGCGCAGACCACCGGGCTGGGTGATGACAATGTCGCGTCGGTTAACGTCTGAGGGCGGTATCGCCGCTGATTCCGCGGGGTTGTCCCACAGGTCTTCATTCCAGTGTGGGTGGTTCACGATCTTCGACACTGTCCATCACTCCCTTCGTAATCTGCTGGTCAAGGTCATTAAGTTTTCTAATCAGGATCTTGATTCGTTCTGTTTCTTTCCCGCCGATGTCGGCCAGTTCGTTGCGCAATAGGCGAATCAACTCGCTAGCTACTAGTTGCCAGCGGGAAAGCATTTTCTCGGTATTCTGCGTCACCTTGCTCTCGGCTCGCAGCTCATCGATTTCCTTGGCTAGTGTCTTGTAGCTCCGGTTCATTGGCTTTTTTATGCTGAACCGAATGTTTTGACGAACTGTACCAACGAGAACTGTGATGGCCACCACAAGGAAGGTGACTTGGCCAAGAGTTGTTGACGTATCCAACCGGCTAAGGTCGGGAAACGTCACTACTCGACCCCCTCAAAAAAGTATACTTGCGCCAGAAGTGAGTGGATTGTTCCAATGAACAAAGCCATAATCCCAACCCCGAAGAAGGGGCTAGGGCTGTGCATGATCCCGCCGATTGACCACACGAGACCAAGGGCGACCCATGCTGCTCCGGTGATAATGTGGGCTGTGCGCACATGTTTCATTTTGGCCACGCACACAAGCAACATAACCCCGGCCAGAGGGAAAATCACGTCCCAGAGCTCAACACCGCCGAAGGCGAGTGATAACCACCACTCATCCGGCGGGGTTTTGGGTTTAACAAGCATGGATGTCGGGCCAATGAAAAGTCCTCCGAAGGCAATTGTCATAATAGACATGACAAAACCCAGCCGCTGTAGGGCCGAAACAGTGCTGTCGCCGCGGCGTTCCTTCGGGTCAATGTTGACCATCCAGTCTGTGTTTCCGACTGTCATCCGAGCACCTTGACCTGGCCAGCGGTGTTCTTCATCTTCAGCTGTCCGCCGTGCGCGTACACAACGATTCCGCCGACAGGGGTCGCTGGTTCGTTTTCCACGAAGTTGAATTTCGCTGGCATGTTGAACTCACCTGGGGCTATCTCGCCGCGGTCGCCGAACAGATTACGGAGCATAACCCAGCCGCCGCGGGTGTACACGAACCCGGTTTTTGTGACCTTATTAATGGCGAAAAACTGTTTGATCGGTGTACCAAGGGCACGCATCCGCGAGGTGCGGTCTCGTAGTTTCTCCAGCGCCATGTTGTCCGACTCCTCGTCCAACACAAGGTCAATGGCTAGACTAGAGCCGGGAGGGCCCTGCGGCCCCTCTTTGCCAGGTGGGCCGGAAGGAATCGGCAGCTCGGCTACACCGTCCTCCACAAGGAGAAACGCTCGACGGGTTTTCTTAAAGTCCAGGGCATCCCCATCCTCGCTGAACCGCAGCCTAACCAGGATGTCCCCTAGGGTGTTTTGGTCTGCCAAAGTGTTCTCCTTATTCTGCGTTGAAAGCTGCGGTTATGGCGCGCAGGAACTGCGCATTGCGGCGGGACTGGATTGCCCACGGCTCCTCTGGCCGGTCTGATTCACCGAGGCGGACCTCAAAAACCACGCCGTTTTCACGGTTCGCGGTCAACGTGACCTGTTTTAGTCGCTCCGGGATGATGCGGTCACTGTCATCATCCTCCCAGCCAACCGGGTCCAAAAGATCGAAATCCTCAAACACCCTGAATGGCAGGAACGAGTTCACGTTGCCAGTGAACTGCGCGGTCTTGTACCCGAGGGCACTGTACCGCTGCATACGCAGAGCCTGCGCCGCGTCGCGGGAGTAGGCTGTGTAGCCTTTCCCGCCGTAGTCCTCCGGCAGGGCGAAATCACCAAGGAAACGCTTCTGGTCGGGGTCTTCCGCGCGCTGGTACGCGAAGAAAATGTCCTCCAGCTTCCCGGTGATCCAGCCGGTGAGAGCTGAGAACCCTATTCCTATTAATCTTAACACCTGCTGGATAAGCGTCCTTGCGATGAGCTTGATACCCTGGTTCAAAAACTCATTCGACTTGCCACCGGTGATAGAGCAATAGGTGGTGGGGGCGAAAGCATTGACTTCCTGCTGGTGCCAGTGCTCGTCACTGGAGCGCAGAATCGGCCACGACACGTTGTAGCGGCCTGTATCCGTGCCGAAAAAGTCGCGTAGGAACTTGGTGTCAACGGTCGGCTGCAGGCTCGGCGGAATGTCGTAGCGTCCGAAAATACCGCGAATAAACGTGCGAATCTCGTGAGTGATCTCCGCAAAGAAGGAACGGTATGTCGGGTTGAGCCTGGTGCGATCCTTGTCGACGAAGTCGATGACAATGCCGGGTTTCGCCATATTGATTCCGCTGATTTTCGGGTCACGGCCAGGCACATAGCAGTAGACATCCGGGAGGATGTTGTTGTCTTTGCACGTCTCCGCGACAAGCTCCGAAATCGGCGTCATCTCCGCCACAAGCGCCACGTTTGGTGTGGTGTCCGCTCCTTTAGGGGTCGGCGGGACGATCACGGGGTGCATGAAAGACTGTAGGTCACGCCACTTACCAGGGTCGTTCTGGTAGTCCGCGAGCTTGTAGTTGGCGATGAGCCTATGCTGGTTAGCTTGTAGGCGTACCGCGGCCTTGATGACGTAGTCTTTCATCACATGGATCGCCGGGCCTAGCGCGATGTCCCGCTTCGGGAACTGCGCGTTGAGCACCGCGAACGGACTCGGCCACGCCAGGATATGCTGTAGCCACACTTTGTCATGGTCCAGCTCCACCTTGATGGTGGACTGGGGTCCGTTGCCGGTGCGGGTGCTGCGGCTGACACGACCGGTCCAGGTTTTGATTAGGCTGCCAGCGCGGTACACCAGGAAGTGCACGAGGCACACCTGCAGATTGGACCGCATGAAATGCTTAGACCAGGCGCTGGTGCCGCCGATGGTAAAGGAGCTGGCGTCGGACGAGTCCGCCTCGGAAGTCCAGGTTATGGACAGGTCCGACCAGTCGCCGACGTCACCGAGGTAGCGCGCAGTGCCGTCGCGGACTTCGATCCGCACCGTATACTCGCTGTCGGACTCTACGGACTGCCTCCGCTGGTGGAGGTTGGTTTGGTTGAAAAATTCGCTTATGTCCATGACGTGAACTCCGGCGAGTATTTAAGACGCGGCAGGCCATCCCCGGAGCGGGTTTCATCCGTCACGTGACGAATCTCCAGGGTGTTCATGGTTTGAGGCTCCAAACAGAAACGAGGCCGCTGGCCAACCATACTTGGCCACAGGTTCACAATAGTGCCGTTTTTCTGACGCTTAAGGAACGTCGGGTTCTTCGGGTTGTAATCGAGTTTGGCGACCTCCCCCTCGGCCAGGCCGGGGGTGCGCAGGTTCGGCTGTTCATAGCCCAGCGAAAATTCCCACTGGCCGGGGCCGGGAAGGTACAGCTCCGGGTACACCCGAGGAGCCGTCGACGCATTGAAGAACGTCACCCTGTAACGCTTGCCGCCAACAGGCTTGAAAACCTTTTCTTCACGGTAGCCGAAGAAGTACGCCGCGTCGGACGTCCAACCCCACTCCATGCCTTTGATGGTGTTGTGCAGTCCCCAGTCCTTCTCAATGGTGCCCTGCCCCGCACCCTCAGCGGCCATAGCCGACAAGTAGCGGGGCTCGCGTCCGCGGGTAAGGAACCACAGGCGACCAGGTGAGCCGTGCTGGTGGTTTGCGTACCAGCGGTCTTTGTTGCGGTACAGGTCGGCAACATCCTCGCCGAAAATGTTAATCGACGCTTTGATGTTGCGGCGGGTGGCCACCGCCGACACGAACTGGGAGCCGGGAGTGTTCGCGTCGGCGTCGTAACGATACTCGGTCACGGGCAGCTCCAGGCCGTCCATCCCAGGGGCCAGTTCGACCCCCAGGTTAGCACGGTAGGCTTTGGGGCCCGAGAGGAAGAAGCGGTCGCCGTTGACCCACTTGGAGCCGTCCCATGTGGGCGGCCCCTGGTAAATGATCCATGTGGGCTGGTCGGTTTTCAATGTCACCTCGTCCTAATAGTCTGTCGGCGCTGCTGCTGGTACTGCATGTGATTAACCGTGTTAATCAACTCGCTGCGCGACATTCCGGTGTTAATTGTTCCGATGAACGGAGCCTCACGGCCCGCGCCAATGGAGCCGCTGGCCACGGTCTCAACGGCAGCTGCGATGGCTCCGGGGATGAATCCCTCCAGGTCCGTCTTCAACTGCTTGTCCTGCTGGTTGGAAATCACAGCGACGTTGTGCGCCAGGCCGGACGGATCACCGGCAGCTGCCGCTTGCCACGCGGGGATCGCAGCAGCGATCTCCTCTTGACTTGATTTTACAACGTCGTAGAAGGTGACCATTTCGCTGGCCAAGGCACCCAAGCCAGTGACGGAGCCGAGCTGCTTGACGGTTTCCTTACCGACCTTCTCCTCGGTGGTTTCCTCACGAGCGTAAGGGTTAGTGCCGTCGTCGCCGAGAACCTTGTAGCCGTAGTAGTACTCGCCGGTTTCCTTCAGCTTCGCAATCCGCTGGTCCTCGGCTTGCTCTTCCTTGCGAATTCGCTCCTCATCGGCGTTCAACTCCTTGCGTAGAGCCTCATCCTCCTCCTTGTGGCGAGCCTCCACAGCTTTCTTCTGCTCGTCGTTGAGGTCTTTGAGCTCTTCCTCGTGGCGCTTACGAAGCTCCTCCTGCTTCTTCTTGTCGGCCTCCTCCGTGGCTTTCTTGCGTTCCTCACGAGCAGCGTCGCGAGCCTTCTGCTTGGCTTCGTCCTCTTCTTTATCCAGGCGCTCCTTGGCGGCCTTCTCGGCAGCCAGGTACACGCTCGGGTCGGCGGAAGCCTCAAGGGTCTTCGACAGGGCGTAGTTTCCGCGTTCAAAAGCCTTGTTGATTTCACCCTGGTCACCCTGGACAATCTTGTTCAGTTCAACCGGGTCTAGCTTCATGGTGCCGTCGATGCGGGACTTGAACACGTCGTGCAGGGAGCCTGAGATGCGGTCAACCTGGTCGTCACGGTACTTGGCCATGTCGCCACGGATACCTTGGATGCCAAGGTTCAGACGGCGGAAGCCCTCCTGCAGATCGTAAGGCTGGCGCTGGTACGCCGAGATCATGGCTGGCATGAGTTCAAACACGAACGAGTTGAACGCGCGGGTTTGTGCAGGGGACAGCACTCGCTCTGGTTCTAGCGTGTACTTCGGCATGTAGCCGATACCCAGGGCCTCGCCGCCGCTGTCGTAGCCGTGGCCGTGGCCCCACATGGAAGTCAAGTCGTTGCCGTACTTCGACTTGTAGTAGCGCAGGGCTGCGTTCATGTTAGCCCACGGGTCACGCCGGTCATCCGGGAGAGACGGATCACGATATGCGGCGAACGTCCCCGGAATGATCTGCAGCAGGCCGACGCCTGCGCTATCGCCGGTGCCGTTGACGTCGACAATCTGCTGCGAGATGCCAGGATTACCACCAGACTCGGACTGAATCTGCTTCAGCATGGCGTTGACCTGCGCCGGATCATCAGCGTTGAAGCCGTTACGGCGCATAGCCTCCATCGCCATTTCACGCCACGACTCAACGTCGCCGGACACGCCGCCAGCGCCATCGTAGGAGCCAGCTCCGCCGCCGAAGCGCGGAATCTTGCTGAAAATGAAGTCTTTGACGCCGTCCAGAACCTTGTTGGTGAGAGCGTGCATGGCTTGGCCTGCAATACCGGCGAAGCCTTTCATCTGGTCGCGGATCGGATCGAAGGCTCCGCCAATGGCTTCCTTGATCTTACTGAACATGCGGGACCAGAAGCCGCCGCCGTTGCCGCCATTGCCACCGGAGATGAACTCGCCGAGGTAGTCGGCCAGGGTGTAGTGAAGGCTGAACAGGGGGTTGTCGGAGCCGCGAGCGCCGCCGCCAATCTGCACGCCGTGGTCACCAGCGGACTCGATGTTGACGCCGTCGATGGTTCCGGCCATGTGTGAGTTGGGGCCACCGCCACCACGCATAATACCGATGGTGACGCGACCATCAAGGCCAGGCTTGAAGCCGAACTGTTCGAACGCGGATTCGGTGCTGAACAGGCGGCCTGCGCGGAGGTCTCGGCCGTTGAGGAAGTTAACCACGCCAGACCAAATACCAGAGCAGTCCCACGAGGGATTGCCGTTGCCGCCGTATTGATAGGGTTTACCATGCTCAGGCTTAAGGGCTTCGAACAAGGCAGCGATCCGACCGTCCAGGTCGACCACGCCGCCGTTGGCGTAGGCCGCACCCTCGCCGAGCATCCGCTGAACGCCTTTAACACCCTGCTTGCGGGCCACATTGTTCATGGCCTCGACGGCAGCGGGGCCACCAACAGCCTTGGTCCATTCGGGACGCATGATAGCCTCGCCTCCGGATAGAGCAAGGCTGCCGCCGGTTGGACTCCAGAATTTGTGCGGGTCGCGTCCTGGGCTGTAGCCAGGCATCACACCACCCGTTGCGAAGCGCATCTCATCCACGGCTGGCACTGGCGCCAGGTTTCCGAGTTTACCGCCAAGAAACTTGTCGTTGATGTGGTTCCACGTTCCGACAATGCCCTTGTTCACAACAATGTCGATGAACGCACGAACCGGGTCGGCGAAGATTTTCTTTAACAGGTTCCAGTAGTTCTTGATGCCGTCGACGCCAGCCTTGAAGATGTCTTTCAGCCAGTCGATGGCTGGCTGGAAAATATGGTCAACAACCCAACGGAAGCCGTCGCCGGTTTTGCGTAGCGAGTCGCCAAGAAAGTTGAAGTAGGGGACAACGAGGTTGTTGACGACCCAGCCGATGGCGTCCGCGAGTTTATGGAAAGACCAATCCATGAAGTCGAACACCGGTGCGATGACGTTGCGGATTGCGAACCCGATTGCTGCGGAGATGATGTCCCAGGCGGCCTTGATTACATCGACAAGGAAGTTCATGGCCGGAACGAGGATCGCCGAAGCTGCGTTAGCAATCGACACGATCATGCTCACTAGTGGAGGAATCAGCGGAACGACCCAGTTAATTGCCTCAACCAGGGCCTGTCCGATAAGACCAATGAGTCGACCAATCGGGTCCAGGAGCGGTATCACTGCTCCCAGGATTTGCCCAAGGCCGTCTGAAATCACCGGCATGACCGGGGCCAGCGCGTTCAGGATGTTGAGGATCGCGTTACCCAGGATTTCCGCTAGCGGCTGTAGGGCGTTGACCAGCTGCACGATCACAGAATCATGGCCGGTGAACAGCGGGGCCAAAACTTCAAGAATCTTGGCGCCAATCTGGCCAATCAGGTCAAACACCGTTGTCACCACAGGCATGATCTGGGTGAGGGTGTTCACCGTCGACGCGATGATCGGCGACATAGCAATGAAAATCTGACCGAGGGCATTACCGACCGCCTCGAACACAGGCTTCATGGCTTCCATTGCGGGGCCAAGCGACTCGATGATAGGGGTGAGAGCCTGCGCCAAGCCCTGTCCAGCCAGGGACAGGCCGTTGACCAAGCCTTCAATCAGCGGAGCTACAGCAGCGCCAAGCGCGGAGAGCGCAGGTGCGAAGCTGGCTAGCATGTCGCCGAAGGCGCGGCCAACACTGTCCGCGACGTCACGTACAGGTTGCAAGCCCTCAGCAAGGCCGCCAAGGGCGGCTGCGAGGCCGGGGATGGCACCCGCGGCGAAGTCAGCGAGAGTGCCGCCGACCGTCGTCACAATCGACAATACAGGACCGAGCACCTGGCCCAGCTGCGATGCCGCTGCTGTAGCAGACTGCATGAAGCTCAGGAGTTGAGCGTAACCCTGAGTGCCCTCGTCGGTGGCTGCCTTAAGCTGTTGTGCGGCTGCCGCCATACCGGCGAGCATCCCACCTCCGCCTTCCTGGCCAGCGTGAAGAATGTTGCCAAGTGTTCCGAAAACACCCCCGAGGATGTCTTTCAGGTAGCCCGCGTTGCGGATTGCAGACTGGATCATCTCGTCGAAGCGAGACATGCCCGTAGTAGGGTCTACCTCCTTCAAGCTTTCAGCCCACTCGCGGAAACGCTGAGAAGCATCCGCGAAGTACTGGCCAAGCGGACCCATGAACTTGGCACCCTGCTCCGCAAGTGAACCAAATGCCGCGATCATGTTTGCCAGGACTGGCCGCATCGCCGCCGCCATTTCACTAGCCCCGCGTACAATCTCCGCAACGCCGGATTTGGCTGCGGGGGAGGCGATCTCGGCGAAGGCTAGCTTCAGCGCAGAGTTCCAGTGGGTTGCGATGTTCAGCATTCCGGCGCCGAACTCAGGGATGACGTTTTGGAACGCGTCCCGGATCGACGGGCCGAGGTTGTCCAGTAACCGCTCCCGAGTGAGCTTCTTAAGTTCACGCCACGCCGGAGAGACTTCACGCAGGCTCCGGGCCACATTCTGAACCGACGGCGCCATGCCTTGAATGGCCTTCTCGAACTCCTCAGCAGACTCGGTGTTGAAGGCGGCGCTTATGCCCGCCTTAACATCTTTTAAGCCAACCTTAAGGACTGCAAAGCTGATTCCGGCCATACCAATGAGAGCCGGTGTGGCCAGCGCCGCACCTTGTGCGACGCTCACAAGCGCGCCACCGATAGCTAGCACGCCGCCGATCACAGCCTGTCCGCCGAGGGCGGCGAGGCCAGCACCCAAGGCAACCACGGCAGGAAGCAGGGTTGCCCCGATCATCTGCGCGACCTTGGAGAACGCACCCAGCGCGATCTGGCTGAAACCTAAAACGTAGGCCCCGGCACGACCAAATCCAGCGCGCAGTGACCTGAACAGGACATTCGAGTTACCAAGGAACCGTGCGAACCCGCGACCAGCGCGGTTGAGGCCAGGCAGCAGGGTTTCCGAAATCTTATTACCAAGTCCGGTGGCCACGCCGCGAGCCGACGCCAGGCCGCGCTGCAGGCCGCGCGCGATACGGGTGTTACCAATGCGGTACATGGCGTTGGACACGTTGTGCCACACCGGGGAGTCCACGAGCCCGCGGGAGATTGTGCTAGCCATCCGGTGGCCAATCCCACTTAGTTTGGTTATTGCCGGACGCACCTTGTCGCCAAGGGTGTCAATCGCATAGAAGTACCCCAACTGCAGCTGCCGGGCCAGGGCCGCCGGGAAGTTGCGCGGGATCAAGGCGTCAACATCAATACCAGCCAGTCGTAGTGACTTTAGCGGGTTGAGGTTTGCAATGGCCCCCTGCATGACGTTACGCAGGTTAATGAAGTGCGCTGACAGGGATGAAACGGCCTTCTCAACCTGGTTGAGGCCGAAGTTTTTCATGGCGGAGCCGAACTCCTGAACCTTATCCCTGGCGTCCAGAAGCTTATTGGTAAAGAAGATTTGGAACCGGGCCCCCGCCTCAATGGCTCCGCGCTGGAACGCCTGGAACTCCAGGAGACTCTTCATCCGCATGTCGTGCATTGCTGCGTGGACTCGGCGAACCCCGTTGACGAGAGGATCAAAAGACTCAGCTGCCGAAGCAACCGCCGAGCGAATCCGCGCTGCACTCTGCGACATCTTCTGAGCGCCTTTAGCAAAGAGCTCATTAAAGCTGTTCGAGCCGTTGATCGCACTGCCTAGATCGTCGAAAGGTTTGCGCATAAGACGTCCTAGCTTCACCGTGAAGTTAACGTAGGGGTCGTAGATGCGTCGGATACCAGCCTCAAACTGGTCGTCCATGAGTTTGAGTAGCTTCGGGACGAAGTTAAGAGCGTTCCACTCGGCCTCTAACTTCTTCGGGTCCGGCAGCTGAATCTTTGGGGCAGAGACGATTTGTTCTAGTGGTGACTTCGTCGGGGCATCGACAACCAGGCGGTACACCAGGTCAGTGTTGTCGTGCTTGGCTTTGAAGTCCTTGAGCTCATCATCGGCCCAGTTTCGGTCCACATCCACATACATATGAATGCGGTCGTTCTCCTCCCGCAGTTTCTCTACGTCGCGGCGCGCGTCGCGCAGCGAGCCCTCATCCACGTCGACGTCGACAAAGATCGGCGTCCGCTCTATGTCGGCGACGAGTTGTGCGTACTCTGCCCACGCCTCATTGGTGTTGAGGTGGACGTCGATGTTAACCTTGCGACCGTCCATCCGGTCGATTCGCTTCTCCGCAAGGGTTAATTCGCGGTCGTCGACCTGTAGTTCGACTTCTAGTTGGCTGGCTTCTTTCTTGGCTTTTGCCATGATAGCGCGCAGCTCTGTGTGAAAATGCTTAGCATTGGGAAAGATGCGGACGGCACCTTCACCCACGACAAAAGCCATGTGTTCTCCTTTAAAAAGCAAAAAGACCGTCCAAAGACGGTCTTTAATCTAAAACCCCATCTGTTCAAGGAGTCCGTGGGCTTTCTTCTCCTCGAAGGAGTCAAGCCTCTCTTTAACCATCCGCTCCCTGGCGGTAATTGGTCTGTTTCTCCGCTCGAACTTTCTACTGTCGCTCTTCTTCGACAGCATCCCAACAATCGTGAACCTGAGAGCATCGATGCTGTCAGCAATCTGCGTCAACATCTCGATCTCGTGGGTCCAACCCTCCGGGGACACTTCCCCGACAGCGGCGTCTCTGTCGTCCTCCAGCATCCGCTTCAGGTCCAGCTCGGACAAGCTGGCTGCGTACTTCCTGGCCTCATCCTCGTCACTGGTGATTGCTGTCTTGAATTTCAGGTGGGCCGGAAGCTGCAGAATCAGCGAATACAGTATGTCGAAGCTGCTGAGTGGGGGAATGTAGTCAACTAAATCCGCTCCGTAGTAGACACGGAAATCATGGAGCAGTTCGTTGGCGTACTTGTCAACTAGGTCCGAGATTGCTCGGATTTTCCCAAACCACCCTCAACACCCCAGAAGTTCCACATGTCTTCAGTAAGCGCGGCGAAAAACTCAAACTGCTGGTGGGTGGAGTCGATTTCCTCCATGAGGCGGCGGTAACCGGCCTGGTCGTCCGCCATGAAGTTGCGGAGCATCACCGTCGGGCTGGCCTCCGGGTTTTCCATCGATAGGGCGACCTTGATGCCATCCGGGTAGGGAATTTTGATTTCGGTGCCGTCGCTCAGGGTGACTACATACGGTTCGCGGGTTTTAACTCGTGAACGCTTGACTCGGCGCTCCGCCTCTTGTGCGAGGCTTTCGAAAGATACAGCCATTTACGTCTCCTATGCTGCAATGTAGGCCGCGGAAAACTCGATCCCGCGGTAGGTGTATTCCGAGACCGAACCGGTGATTCGGCCTCCTGTTCCAATGTTAACCCAGCCCCCAGAAGCCACTCTTCCCCCGCCGTAGGCTTCCCACACCCAAGCCGCATGAACGTGCACGTCCGCCATCGGACGGGCCCACTGCGGGGTGTTGATCCCCTCTAGGTCTGAAGTTTTGACGCTATTAGACACGGTTGTCACGAACACTAGGTCACCGCGGCGCATAAACCGGACACCATTGACGGTTTGGTCCTGCCGGACCTGCTGCTGCCCCTGCTTGGCTTCCTGGATTTTGCGCTCAAGATCCGCGTCCTTGGCGTTAAAGCCGTTGATAATCATTTCCATCTGACGCTTATTAACCGCGTCGTCCGGTTCCGAGGCGTCCCCAACACGCAGACGGCCCCCAGCGTAGCGCTGTGCCGCTGTGTTGTCAGTAACAGCAGCCGAGACCATGTTTTTCGGCATGGCGGCATCCGCCACGGCACGCGCGTCGCTGGCTGCCTTCTTTGCCTCCTCGACGCGGGCTTTCACATCCCCGAGGGTCTTATACCCCTCCGGCGGATTGACGAAAACCTTTTTGATCTCATTGGTAAGGGTTTGTGCGGCGGCGTTGACGGCGGCATTAACCCGGTCTTGGATGCGCTTCATCTCCGCCAGATTGCCGTCTGTTTTGCGTATCTCAGCTGCCGCGGCCTCCGTGGCTGCCTTCTTTGCTGCTTCGACCGCTGCCGCGACTTTATTCTCCGAGTCCGCGAGGTTTCGGGAAGCCGTGGTCGCCGTGTTGGCCAGGTCGCGTTTCGCGGCTTCAAAAGTGTTACCGAAGTCGCGCATTTTCTGCGCGGTGGCTCGCTCAAAGTTTTCCGAAGCTTGACGAGCAGAACGTGCGGACGCATCGATACTGGCTGTCGCGTTGTTGGCCGCGTCGACGATCTGCTTGTTCAACGCCAGGGACTCCTTGGCGTCAACAATAATCCGGTGGTTTTGGTCCCACCAGTCCATGATTGATGTGAAGGCGCGACTCGCCTCATCCCTGCGCTGAGCATCTTGGATGAGACGGTCCACCTCTTGGCTCTGGGCCTTAATCACCTGGTCGAGGAGAACCTTTTGCTCGGAGATGGAACCAATGCGCTCTAAGGCTTTAATGAGGTCGCGCTTGTCACCAATGACTTCGGACACGTCGGCCCGGAAGTCGGACAGAGACCAGCCCTCGTCAGGGCGTGCGGCAGCCTCCAGCGCTTCGACTCGCTTCTCTAAACTCATGGTCCTCCTCAACCCGATTCTGCTCTTATTCTACCCGGTCAGCGGAACAGAGGTTTTCCACTCCTGCACCTGGTCAGTTTCAACCTGGCCCTTGAATGGTTCCTTGAGGAAATCCTCACGGTCGACGGCGTTGCCGTAAACCTGGTTGAAGCCGTGGTTTTGTCCTTGAACCTTGATGAAGTGGTGGAGAATCTTCGCTCGACCAGCGTAAACGTTGTTGGCCACAACGCAGCGCCTGGCCTTTGCGAAACGCACCACCGCGTACTCGAAGGTGCCCCGGTCGGGCCGCTTCTCGTTCTCCAGCGCAAGGTCGTAGAACAGGTTGCCGATGACACGGGTGCCGACGGCAGCCTGGAAATCCGCGTCGTCGGAGCCAACCGACACACCGAAGTTCCACCCCTGGTACACGGTGTTGCCTTCGAACAGGCATCCACTTCCCGAGAGGGAGGTGCCGTTGTCGAACGACCACAGGTGATTGCCGCGGACAATGATGTTGTCGCAGCCCTTCGTGAAACCGATCGGTTCGAAAGCCGTGGTGGATTCAGCCGTGCCGATGGATGAGCCTTCGATGCTGACACGACTTGGACCAGCTCCTGCTGCGGCGTCAAACACACCGCCGACACCCATTCCGCCCTTCACGCCTTTGATGCGCAGACCGAACATGGAAACATCGTTGACGTTGCCCTTCAGTTGGATACCAAAACCGGTGGTCTTGTCGGCAAGGCCAGAGCCGTCAATGTCGACGTCGCGGAAGCGGACGCTGGAGCCGTCCAACCCCTTCGGGTTGTCCTTGACCGCTGCGGACTGGTGCAGGATGCCGTTAGCTCCCGCGTTGGTGATCAGCAGGTCGATGTAGTCCATCAGCATGGCGTTCGACACCTGGAATGCGTTGCGCTCCGGGTCTCCGCTCTTCCAGTCCATGTTGACCGCGAAGCCCTGCAGGGTTGAGCGGTGGCTGTTGGAGCCGGAGGTCACGAGGAACGGAACCTGCGTTGCCGACTTGTCATAGTCCAGCTGCGTCAGGTTGCGGCCCGCACCAACAATCTTCTTCCCGGCGATCTTGTCCATCGTAACAGTCTTGATCTTGTGCTTGCCGGACGGAATCTTGATGGTGTGGATGTTGGGGGCGTTTACAGCCTTCTGCAGGTTGTCGGTGATATCCCCGCCGACAACCTCGCCGAGCGCCGAGTCATGCACCCAGATGGCGCCAGGGTCGCCGGTGGCGATGACCTGCTCAACTGGTTCCTCTTGGCGGCGGCACCAGCGGAACTGCATGGCGCGGTACTTCTCGCTAGGCACGGAATCCCAAGGGTTGTTATCCTGGTTTTCGCTGCCCTCAACGCCGCTGAAGGTGTCATCGGTCGCGTAGAAGAAACCGACGTTGCTGACATCCGCCTTGGCCAGAACCTTGCGCAGCTGGTCAACAGACTCCAGGTTGTGGATTGTGTGGATGAACCGCAGAGGGGATTCCGCGCGGTAGTGGTCGGGGGTAACCGGTGCGGCGGCATCATCCAGGTATGCGGAGGCGGCCTTTTCGAACGACATGATAATGTCGGCGCACTCCAGGATTTCCGGCTTGGTGTTGGTTCCGGGGTTGCCGACAACAAGGAAGCCTTTACCGAATTCGGCTTTGATCTTCTTGTACAAGTCCTTGTACTGGTCGATTAGGGCAGCCTCAGACGGAACCCAGCCGTTGATCATCTCGTCAAGGAAAACACCCTCAAGCTTGTAGGCTTCCTGATACTTGCGAATCTCCGCCAGAACGTCGTCGACGGACTTGGCGCCTTTGATGGTGCGCACGTAGCCTACGCCAGGCACGTTTTTGTTCTTCAGCTGAGTCGTCAGGTCGGTGAAGTCAGGCTCAACCTTGTCACCGAATCCGCTTCGGGGGTTGATGATGACGAAACCGATGATGTCGAGGTTGCCGAAAATGTAGTCCCATTTGGAGCCGGGTTGGCGCTGGTCGGACCACCAGTAGGTGACGGGGCACCAATAGCGCTGGCCTGTCTTGAACCACCGGAAGGGGTCTTCCGGCGAAGCGTCGGCAGCCGGTTCGCCCTCGTCTCCTTTGGCAAGCTTTGATTTGATAGCGGCGTCGACGATTTCCCGAATCTTCGTCTCGTCGACAGGGGCAGCGGGTGCTGCTGGGGTACCATCTCCTGCGGGAGTCGGGGCAGCTTTAGCGAGTTCAGCCTTGACCAAGTTTTCAACCGTAGTGCTGAAATCGGCAGGGAGTTCGGCTGGGGGTAGGTGCGAGATTCGCTCCTGTACGGCTTTGGTTACCGCTGCGGTGAGGGCGTCCTCTTGGACTGCAACAGGGTTAGCCTCCAGGTAACTGCGCACGGCAGGGGCGATGTCCTCCGCGGTGGGCTTAGCGGGGGCCGCGATGCCCTCGATCTTCTTGTCCAGTTCGGCCTGCTTGGCCTGCACGCCGGTGACGGATTCCGCGGCGGCATGCGCCAGGGTGTGTGCGCCGCTGATGCCCTGCTCCATGTGAGTGAAGCGCGCAGCGGATGCGGGGTGTTGAGTTGAGTTGTCTTTCCACTCCTGTGGGGTGTAAGCCAATTTGGGTATCTCCTAAAGGTATGATTTACGGTGACGTGACCGCATTCGGGGATGTAACAGCGTTGGGGCTGGTCACGCGTAAAACGTTCGCAGCCCCAGGTGTTACGGCTGGTGGGATAACCGGGGGAGACGTTACTCCAGTTACCCCACCACGAAACCCATGTCAGCAGCCAGGGCTTTCCAGCCCTCACCACCGAACACGTGTTTGACGGCGTAGTCGAGCTCGTCGTCACGGGAAGCCTTCAAGGTCACTGAGTAGGAAATCTCGGAGTCCGCTGACCAGGCGTTTTCCTGAACTTCGGACACGATAGCCTTCGGCATGACCTTGATGATGTAGATCGGAAGATCGTTGTACGAGTCCTCGGCGATGTACAGCATACGGCGATAGCGCGCCTTCGGGATGTTGTCCTGGGTGAAGGACAGCTCCGAGTTGGTGCCAATCTTTGCCTTGGAGAGGTCCACGTTGTAGTAGAACTCAAGGGTGCCCTTAGAGGTTTCCTGCATGACGAAAGCCGCGGACGTAACGTCCTTGGTGAAGTCGGTGCGGGTCGGCTCCTGAGCACCAAACGACTCGACGTCGGACTGCTCGGTCTCACGGGAGAAGTTGATACCCGATGACTTCTGCAGCCAGCCGAGAGAGAAGTAGCCCATGTTGCGGAAGTTCACCAGTTTGGCGTCATCCGTGAAGAAGACTTCCGGAACGGGAACCGTCATGGGGGCGAACAGAATGACGCCGCCGAGGGCCTTGCGAATCAGCTTACCCTTGGCCTGACGCAGGGAATCCAGGTCGGTGGAACCCGCGGCGGCGGGGTTCTGGGTCTGGGTAATGTCCTCGACCTTGTAGTTCTCGCCGGAAGCCTTACCCTGGACATTGGCGTCGTCGACGGTAAGGGTTGCGGCCTTCACAACAATGGTGAACGGACCACCTGTACTGCCACGGACAGTGGCTTCATCCTCGCCGGAGACGGCACGGATTGCAGCCTGGATTGTGCTGGCGGAACCCGGAGCCGAAATGGCGCCGGTGGCTGTGCCACCAACGTTAAGTGTGAAAGAACCTGACAGGCTGCCTGCAGGCAGTGTCAGCTTAAAAGTTGCCATACTTGGCTCCTCCTAGTACTAGTTATGCCCAGCGAACGCGGGCATGGAGTTCAAAAGCCTTCTCCACCTCGAAATCATCATCGAGGCGAGTGGCTTGCTGCTCAGCGCCGGAGATTTCGCGGGCGTTGTCCACGTAGAACCCAGCCCAGCTACGCCTCGGCGCGGCAAGTATTCTTTTCGTCGCCTCCCCAGCCAGCCACATGGCCCTGGAACGGTCCTTCGCAATGAACGACAACTCAACACTGGAGATGTCGGTGAAGGAGTCCGTCAGGTAGCCTGCGTCCCTGTGCAGGAGGATGTAGTCGAAGTCTTTAATTTTGTAGCGACGCTTCGCAGTGGTCATGTTCTCGAAGCGGTCGAAAGCTTTTTCCCTTGAAGTTCCTATTTGTTTCGGGCCAACCAGGTCTTCCAGGATGGCCGCCACAATGCGCTCCCAGTCGGGCATGGTGTAGTCATCCAACAGCCTCGACCTCCCTCATGGCTTTGCTCAGAGCCTTGGCTCGCTTCTCCTTGGCAATGAGCGCTGGCCAGAAACGCTCCGGGTTTGTCGAGTAAATCTCAAACGTGGCACGGTCAACTTGGATGCCGCCGGGGATGACCTTGCGCACCCGCAGAGTGTCACGCAACCGCTGGTCCCGCTCTCCGTCGTGGCGCTCGCCTATTGCTTTCTTCAAGGCTTTCTTCGTGGCCCATGCTTTACGGAACAATTCCGCACGGAGGGCCGGGCTGTTCAACAGCAACTGCCCCATGCCGTAGAAGTCGGAGAAGTACAGGACGCCTGGACGCCGACCGGAGGCTTGCCTGTCTAGGCGCTTCTGGTTGAAGGAGTCGTTGATTTTGGTTACGTCATACCTAGGTGTAGTCGACATGCTTCACATCCACTCTCGCCAGGAACACTTCTTTACCGCCGACAACATGCGTCCACGGTGATACATAGTCATTGTGTGCTTCGCCCTCGACAATATAAACCTGCTGCGACCCGTCGTATGCTGTGAAAACAACTAGGTCATCTGTGCGAATATCGTCGGTCGGGTCACAGTACATGGTTTTGCCGTCGTAGGTTCCGCGGTTGTTGGCCTGCGTTGTTGTTAAGTCTTGAGTTGTACGTGGCGCCACCACAGCGCCGTAAATCTTGTGGTGAAACTCGGAACCCGCCAGGGCACCGGCGACGTACTCCTGGTCGCCGAAATCATCCTGGTCGTAGTCCTGAAACTGGTTTCGTTTGCGCCGCCAGATTTCGACGTCGCCGGAGAAACCAGCCCGGAAAGCAATAGAGCTCATCGGTACCCCCTCCATCTGCGGCGTGGTTTAGCCACCCGCGCGTAGGGGGTTTTCATCCGGGCTGACAAGGTTTTCGTCTTGTTGTAGCCCTGTAGCAGCAGGGCAATCTGTTCTAGTTCTTCCCGGCTGAACCAGGCTTTACCGGGGTCTTCACTGTCGTAGCGACTATAGGCGAACGGCCCCATCGTCTCGGACGAGAAGCCGTCCGGGTTTTGCGCGATTTTGCGCGCGGCGTTGGTGACCGCTGCCTCGACGAAAAGACGCAAGGGAGCGTCCTCCGGCGAGGCGTCAAAAGCTGGCTTCAGTGTCGGGAAGCGACCCGACAGCCAGGCGGAAATCATCTCCAGGTATGCCTGAAGTTGGGCTAGGCGTTTACCCTCGACCGTGCCTTTGGTCACGAACAACGCCACCAGCTCGGCAGGGACATAGGTAAACGCCAATTAACTAGCCTTCCTCAGACTCATCCGCGCCAAGCTGGCTGGCCAACTCAGGGATGGATTCGATTACTTCTTCGATGATTTCGTCGCGGCTCATGCTGGCCGGGATGACGAGACCCTTGGATTCCGCGAAGTTCTTCCACGTTGCTTTAGCGGCGTTGCGCTTCGGAACTTCCAGTTCAGCCTCCGGCTGTGCCTCCGGCTCAGGGGTGCCCTGCGGCAGGTCCGATGGGCCGTCCTGGGCCACAACAGGCTCGCGTTCCGGGGCCTCGGTGAACAAGTGGTCACCCAGCATCGGAACGGCCCAGTCGGGGGCCTCCGTGCCCGCCATGAGGCACACCAGTTCGCCAACCGCGCTGGCCTGGCGGACCACTGTGTTGTGCAGGAGGGTTTTCGCCAATTAGATCACCTTGGCTTTAAGGGTGAGGTTCGGACGGAAGACCACAGGCAGAGCAATCGCGTCGGCCTGAATCTCCAGGTTCTTCCAGTTGCCTCGCTCAATGACGCCAGCAACAATACCCGGAAGATCGCCTTCGTGTTCGAAGCCACCAGAGTAGTGAGTGAATCCGCTCATCTGGGAGGACATGGTCTGGCCCCACAGGGTCTTACCCAGTGCGGAGGAACCGGGGGTGTCGGCTTTGCCTTCCTTGCTGGTGAAGATGATGCTGTCCAGGGGAAGAAGATTCTTCACCTCAACCTGGCCGTTGCTCAGGTTGTTTTGGCGATACTTGCGGACAGGGGTGATGCGAACCTCGGGGAGGTCGAACATGCTTGCCATTGTGGCAGCCAGGGTGGATTCGTTGATTCGACCCATCGAAGCGTCGGTGAGGGCAACCACAAACTGGTTCTGGTTGTACTTGGCCTGCTTTATGACCACAGGGTGGCGCATCAGCTTGCGAGCAACACCTTCAGGAATCCACACCAGCTCAGGCTTTTTGCGGTTTTCCTCGCGGTAGAGGTCAACCAGGGAAGCCATGTACTCCAGCGGATCGGAGGTGTCATCCGACCACAGCTTCGGGGCCGTGGTGGTGAACTCGGCTTTGCGACCAAAGTCGATTTCCTCGGTACCAGCGTTCAGCATCTGAAGCTGAATTTTGCCGTCGGCGATGGCCTGGCCACGCAGCACATCCATTGTCGCAGCGATAGCGCGGGTGGCTTCACGTACAAGGTTCTCCGCCTTGGCGTTCAGAGCGTCAGTGGTGTCGCGCTGTGCCTTAAGCAGGGTCTTCTCGTCCAGGACGTAGTTGCGACCCAAGGGCTGAATCTCGCCACGTGCGGTCTGGCGGCCACCCTTGGTGGCGGACGTCAGGTTACCGTCGAACGTGCGGAAATCCGCAATGACCAGCTCGTCCGGCTCCCCATAGTCGACCTCGAACTCCAGGTCTTGGGTGAACTCGGAAGGCAGCAGGGCTGCGAGTTCCGCTTCTTTTGTTTCGTACAGAGCGTGCTCGGTACGCGCGATGGTGGTTAGGCGCTCAGGGGTGAGCGCGTCGCGTGTTACTTCTTTGAGATCACGAATCATTTAAGCCTCGTTTCCTTTAACCAGGGTGATGTTGCTGTTGACTGCAAGGTCGGCTTCTGTGACCTTGATCGGGAGGTAGATCGCGTAGACGATACCGGAGACAACGACACCGGAGTAGTAGTGGTTAAAGAACTCTTCGCTCTGCAAGTCGCGGGTCTCGCCGGGGGAAATAACAAAGCCGTCGACCTTTTTACCAGCACCCTTAGCGGTGTCGGTGAAAAGCTTGTAGTTGTCGCCGTCCTTGTACACGGGGATGCCGGACTTAATCCAGCGGCCCACCTTGTGGGGGCCGTCTTTCTTCAGGTCTTCGTCAATCAGGATGCGTCCGTTGAGGGAGTTGTTGACAGTGTCAATGTTCCCCATCCATCGACGATCCTCAATTGACGGTAGTTTAGGGTCTACACGCAACCCTTTACGGGAGGGGATAGTCGCCAAAATATGCTCCTATGATGGTAGGTACTTGCCGATCCCGCTCGGGGCCGACGTGCTGGCGGGCTTACTCTTCTTCGGAGGCGTCTTGGTTGCCACAGCTTTGAAAGCCAGGATTAGCTTTTCGATCGTCTCTTCGGATAGGTCGCCCTCTTCACTCGTGATTTTACCCCAGTCAAGAAAATCCCCTACAGCCTCAAAGGTGTCTTTGTCAAGCCCAGCGGAAGCAAAGCTGTGTTTAACCTGCTCACGAGCCAACTTCTGACGTTCCTTGCGGAGCCTTTCCTCGGCTTCCGCGAGGGCTTTCGCCGCCTCGTCGTCCTTGCCTTCTTCAGCAGGCTCTGATGTGGCCGGGGTCTCGGCTGTTTTAGCCGGAGCTTCCTGCTGAGGCGCAGGAGTCGGGGCAGGGGATGGCGTAGAGGGAGTTGGTGTTACCTGAGTCTCTTCCTTCGATGCTTCTCCTGCGTGCGCTGCAGCTGAGGCGGCTGCGGCTTCGCCTGCGGCGTCTTCCTTGATTGCCGCCGCCAAAAGCGACACGAGCTTGTCAAGGGATGATTGGTTGGCCATTTAAACGTCTCCTATGGTCCAAATTCGATAGCTTCCAGGGAGGCTTTCTCGTTAACGTTAACAAGCGAACGGCCATACTCAGGGTGATCAATTACCTTGTACCGGCTCCGCTTCAAGTCGAACCCGCGAGTGGAGCCCGCCGCCTCGTTGTAGAAAACCTCCAGGTCTTCCATATTGATTAGATTACCAGGATCGAAAAGCTGGTCCCCGACCTTGTAAACCTCCGCTACCTCACAGTTACAGAGATTATGGATCGGCATCAGGTCGCCATGCGAGTACATATTAGTGCTGGCGACAATACACAGGCCGCACGACTGGCCGGACTCGGACAGCTCCGGATGCACAATACGACGGTAGCCCACCACCTTCGACTTTGGTAGCTTGTCCATTGCTACGTGGTGTGTGTTGCGTGACGCGGACTGGATGTCATGCGACACCATGCGCTCTGCGCGCTCCTCCACCTTCTGCTCGGCGTAGCGCTCGATCACCCGATCCACCTCCGCTGGGGTGAGGGTAACCAACGCCTGGGGCTCCTCTACCGGCCTAGTCCCGGCGGAATCCTTATCGGTTCCCCGAACATTTTCATCGACATCCCGCCCTCCGCCAGCGGACTCGTCCACGGCTGGCTCCACGGTGCCAAGGGCCGCTCCGCCTCGCGGAGCAACCTTAACTGGCGTCGACGTGCGCGGTCTTTTTGGGTTTTCTCGGCCCTCTGTTTTGCGGGCTTCTTGCTCTGCTTTGGCGAAGGCTTTCTTCCACGTTTCATCATAATTCCCATCAGGTTCAACCGCGTCCTCGGAAATCCGCTCTGGTCGAGCAATCGGCAGTAATCCTTGTGTCTCGAACTCCTCGACAAGGGTTTTGATCGGCGCGGAGTCTGGTTTCAGTTCGCGATTCTTCTTATATTCGTTGGCCAGCCGCTCGTAGGCGTCCTCAAGACTGCTTCCGCGAGTGGACCTAACCTCCGGGGGATACTCGCTCTCATCCGGTACGGAGCCGGGCAGTGGAACACCCATGATGGCAGAGCGCTCACGCACCCCGGCCCACGTCACAATCTGCGACTGCCGGATACCCATTCGCACAATGGTGGCGGCCTGCCGGGCAAATAGTTTCACCCCCGCGTCGGTCGTGAAGTCCGCGGCGCGCAGGAGCGCCACAACCTGCATGGTGACAGCATCAGTGAGGGCCTTTTTTCCTGCCGCTACAGCAGTCACGATTCCGGCGATCTTGGCGATATTGGCCTGCTCGACCTGCGCAGGGGTCAACTCCTGGCCGGGGATGGTGATTGGATAGTCGTAGACAGACCGTGCCGGGGGCAGGGTTTGTGCTGTTACCGGCATTACTCGGCCCCCGCCTCAGCCTTACCGGCTAGCTGGTCTTGCTGCTTCTGCGACTCCGACTTGGCCGGTGTTAGGTTCGTAGCTTGGGTTGCTTTGGCCTTGGCCAGCGGGGTCATGGTGCCTATGGCGGAGGTGAGAGTCTGCGACAGCATCTCCTCGATCCGCTCATTCTCGGCGCGGCGAATCTCGCTCGGGGTCATGAATGCCCCTTCACGCAACGCCGTGCGCAGGGAAACACCGGCACCAACAAGGGAGGTAACGGCGGCGGTTTTCTCGGCCAGGGTGTAAGTCTGGATCGGACCCCAAATGACCTCTAAGGAGTCCTCCTCCGCGCGGTCCTTCTCGCCGTTGACACCTAACAGAATTGAAATATGGCGTTTCCATGCGGCTCCAAATCGGCGGCGCCGGTCCTCGACTTTGGCGATGCTGTTTTCCTTCTGCGCGTTAGCACCCTGCGCGGACTGATTAAGGCTGTCGGAGAAGTAGGACATCGGCGTGTAAGTGACTGACGCTAAGTCCTGAATGTCCTTCGACACCGAGTTCAGGATTTCCTGGAAACTTGTTGGCGAGGACTCCCAAATCTCGGCCCCCTCCGGTAGCATCCATAGAGCGGCGGGGCTGGCTTCAAACATGTCCGAGTAGTCGATCTCCTGGCCGAACTCGTCTCGACGGCGGAAGTTACCCTTAACTCCGCGCTGACGGAACGCCTGCATGGTTGCGATAACAGTGCGCTGCAGGGTCATGTGGTTGATGCGGTCTATGATCGAAAAATGATCCTCGAACTCGTTTTTACCGTCCTTGTTGGTGATGGCCGTCACCGGCACTCGCTCTTGGTCGACGATGCGTTCCTTCCACCACACCCAGTCCTGCATGACGCCGTACCGGTTGAAAGGAACCTCAGAGTCATACTGGGTAAGGCGCAGCGAGAAACCGCGCGCCACCTGCGACTGCTGCTGCTTGTCGTCAAACTCACGTGTCGCCACGAACATGTGGCAGCGACCGGTAGCCTCACCGGTGTCCTCGTCGGTTTCACGCACGAACAGGTTAAGCACATCCCGCGATAGCACGCGGTCGCGCAGGAGCACTACAGCAGCGACAGGCTCGCCGAACACGTCGGTCATGACGGCTGCGTTCGACGGCGGAAGAACCTTCTGGCGCTTGGAGCCGGGGTCAACGTAGAGGTAGGCGCTGCGGTACGCGCAGGCCAGGGTCATGGCCTCCTGGGCCTTAATCCCCATCGCATCCCGCTCGAACAGGCGTTCAACAACCTCGTCGCCGGTCTCCCCGGAAGACAGTGCAGAGCGGAAGCCAAGGATGCCGAGGCGGTCTGTGGTGGCGGAAACAATCAGCTTAGCCCAGTTGGTTTGGCTGATTTCACGCAACTCTTGCAACCCCTCGAACTGCTTTTCTTCCTCCGGTTCGTACTCAGTGCCAACGGGGTCGCCGGACATATAGGACTCCGCCTGCTCAATGAAATCCCAGCGCTGCTTAATTTCATTGAGTAGCGAATAGGCGTAGTAGTCCGGGTGGGTTACATCGTCTGTGTTTTCAATGTCGTCGCCGGGTTTAATCGCAAACAATGGCGCTCCTACCTAAGTCGTTGCGGGGCGTCGTAGAACTCCCCAGGGTCTTCCTTCTGCTCCGCACCCTTCGCCAGTGCGTGCATCCGCGCGGCCCAGCTGAGAACCGCGGCCATTGCGGCGTCGTATTTTCGTTTCTTGTTCAGTTTAACAAGCCTGTACTTTTGCAGGCCCTCGTCGTCATACTGGGAAAGCATGTTTTTACCGGCGTTTCCGACGTGCCGAACAAGGTCTGAATCGCCGTTGTGAGCAAGGTCACCGGATTCAATGGCCTCGTTGTAGGCCCGGAGCGCGTAGTACATGGGGTTGATGTTTTTGGTGTACCACGAAATAACCCGACCTTCCCAGCGTCCAGCCCAAATGGAGATTTGCTCCTGCCAGTACGGCGGGTCGCAGAACGCGAACTCGACGCGGTAGTCCTCGAAAATCGAGGTCATCACCTCGTCCACCTCGGAAACCGGTACCTCCCAGCCTTGGCCATCCAAGTCCTCCTCATCAGGTCGCTCCCATAGACCGGCCAGAACTTGAATTCCCGTGTCGATTTCGGTGACCACAATCGCGGTAGAGTCTTCACGGCGTGCGCCGTCGAAACCAACTACAACCTGGCTGCCAGGTTGGATGCGTAGAGTAGGGTCACCGAGGGCCCGGAACTTCTGCACGTCGAAGGCTGTCTGCGCGGACTGGACCCAACGGTTGCACCACACGCGCTCCAGGTAGGAGCGGTCGGCACCCGCCTCGTCCCACATGGCGGCTGTCGGGATGGGGTCGCGGAACCCGAAGACCTCCTCGCCGGAAGCCTCCTTCAGCGCGCGCAGGCGATCCCCCATAGTGTCGAACTTGGCGTTCGCATCGCTGGTTTGCCGGTGGTAAAAGAACGTGCGGGCCTCATCCGATTTAACCTTACCGGCGGCCATGCGCAGGCCCTGCTGGTACTGGTCACGCGCAATAGACGGCTCGGCGGGGTCACCGGCGGTGGTACAGGTGAGCTGCCAGGCGTCGTCCATTTTGCGCTTCGGCAGGTTGTTTTTCATCGTGGCATACGACTTGCGGTGCCTGTCCTCGTACAGGCGGTGAGGCTCGTCAATGCACTGAAAAGTCGGCTTCTTACCGTCCAAGGCGTTGGGGTTGGGTGCGACAGGGAGGATGCGCGAGTCCGCTTCACCCTGGATTTGAATCCGCTCGTTTGTTACATCGAACAAGCCAGCATCATCAATGAGGCTGGCTATTTCTTTAGCCGCACCGTAGGCCAAGTCGTCCAGCATATCCTTGGTCGGTGCCAGCATAGGGATGTACGGCGACACGACGGATCGGCCAGGAGCGAGCCCGCCGGGTGCTTTCGGATCGTAGCCGTTGAAACGGATCGGCGCGTCCGGGTGTAGTTCCACCAACGCAATCAGCGCCATGAACTCGGTCTTGGCGGCACCCTTCGGCAGGGAGACATTGACCTCTGTGAAGTGGCGGCGACCGGACATGTCCATGTCGATGTCCCCGAACTTCAGGTGGTAACCGTCGGGAAAATGCTCATACGCGCGCATCAACAGGTAGCGGAAGTCGTCACGAACCTTGTACGGCTCACCCTTCAGAGGACCAGGTCCATAAACAAACCGGTCCTCCAGAAACTCGATGATCTGCGGTCCAAGGGACGGCCAAATATCCAGGGTGCCGTCCGGCAGCGTCTCAAGCTGCGGCACAATAATTTCCATCTAAACCCCGAAACCACCCCTGCGCATCCGCGAGCGTTTCCGGCTGCGGGCCGACCTGTGAAAATCATTTGGGTCTTCTGCGGCGGAATTGTATTCGCGGGTTTTGGCGGAATGATGCATGAAACACAAAAGCTGCAGGTTACTGATTAGGTTTGCCTGCCAGCGCTCGTGCGGCTGGAATTCCGCCAGCTCAATAATATGGTCGACCTCGGTACCAGGCTCCCCGCACACAGCGCAGCGACCGCCATACAGGTCAATCACCTGCCGTCGAATGGCCGCCGTGAAATCACCTTGTCGACGCTTGACTTGGTGTTCCGCGCAGCGTGATTTCCCCGGCAGGGCCGCGTTAGTGCAGGCCCGATACCGGGGCTCCTCAGTAAACCACGAACAGAACCGCATTTAGCGCTTCTTGGCTCGCGATCCGGTCTTGGCGGAAGATGACTTCTTCTGTCCGCCTTTTTGTCCCCAGGTCTTTTTCTTCTGCGCGCGAGCAACCGCGTTTTTCGGCTCGAAATTATGCCCCCACTTGCCGCCGCCGAGGCCGTTGCCTTTGGTGCGGGTGGTTAGTCGTCGTGATTTTCGTCCTGCTTTGGCCATAGAAAAACTCCTAGATAGTGGTTACATCCATTCTATCTAGGAGTTGGAATTACCAGCCCTCGGGGAAGAACTGTGCTAGGTTTGGCGGCTCATAGTGAGGGCCTTTCCCCACCTTCCCGCCAGGCAGAACCTTGTTGTCGATGAGTTTGGTCTTGTTGCTGCGCACCACTTCCCAAAATGCGGGCTCCACCTTGTTGGTGAGACCCGCCTTGGCGGCCAGCCCGAACAAGGTGAACAGCACGTCTGCAATGCCGTCAAGAAGTTCAACGCGATCGTCCTCTAGACTCATTGCAGCCAGCTCGACCTCGTTGACTTCCTCACGAAGGAAGTCCACGGCCTGGCGGCAGTGCGGCAGCTCATCCCACTTCAGGTTATTCGGGTCGAGTTGGCCTGCCTGGGTGTTCCACCGTTCCACAGCGCGAACCGCGCTCGTGAGGTCTGGGCCTCGTTTTCCTTCCCTCTCGTTAGGCAAGGCAGGCTCAGGAGAGTCTTTTTCGCCGGAGGACGCAGAGGAATGCTCGACGCCAAGAAACCGGGAAAGCTTCTTGTTGACTGCAACAGGCCCATCGTCGGTAATGACGGTGACAACGTGTTCTGCTTTCTCCGGGTCCGTAAGGCTCACTGTAACCAGAACCGTGTCCGCGTGCAGGACCCTCTTAAGCGCCTTGGCTCCCTCCTCCTCTGTCACTGGATGATAGAGCCTGTTCTTGACTGTAATGGTCGGTTTGCCGAATGATTCGGCCTCCTTGCTTCGACCGAAAACCCACCTGCTGGGGTCACCGAGCCACATAAGAATGGCCTTCTTGTCGTTGTGGCGCATGTTCATGAGCTCGGTCATGTTAACCTCGTCTGGGTGGGTCTCCGTCATGACTTTTTCAGCTAACTCGCCGAAAACCTCCGGGCAAACTTCGTTCAGGCGGAGGAGAATACCGCGCGCCACCGCCTGGAATTCCGCGTCGACGTCCGGCTGGGTGCGGCGCGTCAGCACTTCTAGCCAGGCGCGGAAGTTACCGGAAACAACCATCGACACTGAGGTCGAGTTAGGCAGGATCGAGCGGGCAGCTTCCTTGGCTTTCTTGCCGGTCACGCCCTTAGACTCTAGGGCTTCCTTGATTCGACGGTAGGCTTCGCGAATCTCGGCTTCCACTTCGAAAATACCTGTCTCAACCAGCTCCTCGTCAGTCAGAACCTCTAGGGCAGGCGGCAAAACAAACTCGGCATTCTCGGAGTCCACGAACCGCTGTGATTCCACAGAAAACGACAGGTGGCGGTGCCGGGTGATCTCCGCCAGGAACGCGCGGGTAACACCCTCCAACAGGAACGACGCGGACGCGTGCTCCAGGATGCTGTAGTGCTTCTTGTCGTGCACCGTGGAGTGGATGTACTTTTCCGGCGTGTTGGTTGCCTCGTTGGGCCGATGGAAGCTCTGATAGCAGTTGCGTCCCGCGAACTCAATTAGTGAGGCCGCCTGGGTTTCGCCTCCAACCGCTGGCAGCTTCTTCTGCAGGAGTTCCCGGAAAACCGAAGATAAACCGGTGCTGGCGATCAGGGTTACTTTAGGCATTTCCTTCTCCTTCAATGAACTTAGCAAGCACTTCGTCGTCCGAGGCGTCGATGATTCGATTTGGGTCAATATCACCAAGCCCCTGAGCCTGCAACATCTGCTGTCCAATGATCGCCAAGGTCGATCCGAGACCAATTTGGTCCTCAAACCCGACGGAGTGAGCCGCCAGGCTGTCCGAATCTGGTTCGTCGCCTTGTGTCATGACAATGAGGGCTACCGCGACTTTATCCTCTCCGGTCTCCGCTTTGATTTGGGCGTGCACACCCCGTGTGATTTCCTCTAGGCTCATCGCCTTAGTCCTTTCTTGACTTCTCAATAAGGTCGTATTCCTCGTCGGCCAGGCGAACAAGCATCACAACCGCTGTTCCCCGCAACGCAAGCAGGCGTCCAATTTCGGCTTGCCGTTGCCGCGCTTCCGGGCATTTCCTGGCCTTCGCTAGGTCATCTTTCCAGTTTTTCTCCTCGTAGTCAAGCGTGGCGAAGAAAACCCCTTTCGGCGAGCCGCCTTGAACCTCTTCCGGCTCCTCAAGTTCCTCCGGTTTGAAGAACCACTCACCAAGTTCCTTGTCCAGGGCCGCTGCCTGGGTTTCAGTAACTAGGACAACCGCTTCGAGTTCTTCCCGGTCGAGTTTCTTTAGTTGTTCGTCTGTGACCTGCAACGGGTCAAAAGCAGTAGTCATTCAAATCCCTCCTCAACCAGCATCTGCCCCTTCATGACGAGAGGGGCAAGACGCCAAAATACATCGTCGTTGATTTCTCCTGTCGCCAGTAAGCCCTTGATCTTCGGCTCCATTTCGTCGAACGTGTCGAACATCACGGATTCCCAGATGACAGCTCTTACCCTGTCATCTACTTCATACCTGCTCAGGTCAAGGACTCCGCGAATGGCTCGCCTAATCCCTACCTGTGTTGCGTTGTGAAAGCGCATCGACTAGCTCCTTGTGACTACTTCTCGGCTTCAGTGATCTGCTGGATTCCGTCAAGAAGAACAAGAGAAGCTATTATAGAGATGAGCCCGCGGTCGGACCACTGCTCGACCGCCTCCGAAAGCTCTTCTCCAGAGGAACCCCTTAGAACCATGCCCTCTATGTCGTCGGCAGCGTCTTGGGATATATTCTTCTCTTTGTCTAGAGACCGAAGACTATCAATAAGAGCCGTTTTTGCGAAGCTTAGTCGGTCCTGTCTCAGGCTTGGTTTACAAACCGCTTCTCTTGCCAGTACGTCAACAGCGAGGGTGGCGTAGCCAATGGTATCCAGCATGTCGTCTGTAGGGTCGCCATGTTCGGCCCAGCGTCCGCGCTGCGCGCGGGCTACCTTAAACAGAACCATCATTTGCGCCACCTGCTCCGGCGTCAGCTCCACCCGCGAGGTTTTGTAGTCTTGGGAATGACCATTGATGCCGTGCAGGAAAGCATTCCAGTAGTCGGCGATCAACTGTAGAGTGTCGCTCGCCTCGCCGTACTGGCTATGGCGGTCGTCGAGGATTTCGGTTACTTGCTCTTTAGCGCTCATTTTGTTACCTCTTCTTCTTTCTCGAAAAGCTTCACTGCTTCCGCGGCGGTTAGGCTTTCAACCCGAAGAACGCACCGGGTCAAAGCAACGACTTTCAATGATCCGCAGGAAACATCATCCAGGGCTTTAGTGAAGGAAATCGAGGAGGACCGATCGGGAAACTGAATGTCGACTGATTTCACGTCATAGGAGCGAATAAGACCGTCAACCCCAGCCTGCTTCGCTGCCTTAGCCACGCAGTTGGAAAGAGTGAAGCTTTGCTTCCTGGACGTGAATGTCCCCTGGTACACGAAGTCTTTGATTTCACACAAAACCTCATCCAGTTGGGAAGCCATGAGGCGAACAACCACATCCAACTGCCTCAGTCCGACGCGATGGTCCTTGTTTTTCGGCAGGGTTACGACAGCCTCGTTACTGTTTCGGTAGTGCCCCGCCAGGATGCGGCCGTCCAGTAGGCGGTCTGCCAGGGAACGAGCCCGCGCTTCAAGGACTTCGAGAGTAGACAGCGCCGAATTGGTGGTGATCGTATTAGACCCGATTCGACTGTTTGCTGACGGCTTGTTGAGGGTGAACCTGCTGTCCGGGATTTCCTTCCAGCTAGAAATAAAAGCGGTGTTTTTCACCTCCGTTACTGGCATGTGGTCCTTGACCTCCATGCGGATGGTGGCCTCCTCTAGTGAAAGACCAGGGCTCATCCACTTCACAACCCGCTCCTCAAGCGGGACCCAGTCGTTGGGGTTCATTGATTGAATGAGATCAACGACTTTGATGATTTGGTCGATGGTTTCCCGCTCGGATTGCGGCGGAGTGAAGAGGAAAACGTCCCCCTCCTTGACCGACGCCCCTTTACTGGCGTTCTCGATGTAACACAACATGTGTCAAAACTCCTTTCTGAGTCGTTTAAACCGTATCTAATCCGTCGAGAATTGTCAATGCGTCCGCTCTTTTCTGCTGGCCATATCACACGACCCCTCTAAGCGTCAATGTGTTCTTCATCACACGTCAGACAACCTATAGCTCGACAGGTAGCAGATGTGTCTATTAATAGGCTGTGACGAAAATAGTGACGAAACTAAATGAAAACCATTCCCGATAAGTTGCGTTTTAATGCAATTCGCAAAATCGGGGCCTGTGAGCCCTTCTGAGCGATTTGACCTCCTTCTGAGCCGGTGTACCCCTCAGAGCTATGAGTTAGGCCGTCAGAAAGGACGTGAGTGGGTGTTCGAATAGAACCGACCTGCGGTTTTGTTTTGAGCAGATGGGGTTGACCTGCGGCTTATGCTCAGCTTGAGAGTCGTGGTAGCAGACTTGATTTCGTCCGTTATCATTTCGTTATAGAACGGTGTTCAAATTGCTTCAGGTTTGCTTTTTACCCTCTGACCATAGTGAACTTAAATCGAAATTTCGGGGGTAAATAGAAGGGGTGGTTCACCTTATCAGGTTTGATAACTAGTAGAAAATCGGTGTTCAATTTCTATTTGTGCTGGTCAGAGCGTTTTAAAAATTAGAACACCCCTTAGGGAATTAGTTGATTCGAACCCACTAATTCTGTTTTCCCAGGTCGCACTCTCGAACAAACTTTCGATCAGCATTCTGTAGGTGTTTTCTAAGGATTTTCTTAGGATTAGACAGGGTATTTTCTTATGTGGTACATGTCACACCGACCTCGGATTTTTTGCATTCAAGCAATTGGGGGTAGAAATTGACCTTGCGCCGCAGGTCAGAGGGGGCTTCAAACGTGATAATCTTTTGCATGAACTTTAAAGTTCAATGCGTTGAACTTTAAAACCACACAATCGGACACTCGAAGAGGGCTCTTTTATCAGCTGAGTTATCGGTGATAGGTGACCCCTTCTAAATCGAGCTGTAAGGCCCCTCTCGCTTGAGAACATATAGCCTCCGGGTATCGGTGGCCCAGAGGGGTTTTCAGGTCGTCACAGAAGCTGTCAGATGCCGTCTCGTGCGTCCGCTGAGTTCATGGCATCCGCTCGGGTGGTTTTCGAGCCCGGAGAAGAGGGCTTGGTTAGGCAAGGCTAACCTAACAAGACTTTTATGATCTATATAAGGAACCGCGCGCGAGGAAAAGAGCTGGAAGCTCTGACCTGCGGAAACGCTATATGGCTTCCGCTGGAGGTGGTTTTGGGAGGGGCGAGACCTGGCTTTCAAGGCTCTCAGGCCAGGTAAATCGCGGTTTTGAGGCTGATCTGAGAGTTTTTTGGGTCGTTTGAGGGCCGAGGCTGGCTTCCGCGGTTGGAACCTTGCAGGTGGGCCGGTTGTGGCGAGCAAGATTTCCCCCGTAACCAGAAAAATAAAAACCTCTCTGACCAGCGGTTTTGTAAAACTGGTATACACTGTTTCCGCTGGTCAGAGAGGGTTTTGGTGTTTTTTGTAGTCATATTCAGGGGGGTCGTTTCAAGCTGGCTAATATAAACCCTCAAACAAGATTTTGTGAGGTAAGTCACAAAGAGGTTTTTTCTCATATGTGGACTTTGAAAAATCACCTGAATAACTTGTATCAAAGGGGCAAAAACATAGGCTGACCTGCTGAAAGGCCTATACCAAAAGTGGGATCGCAAAAAATGGATAGATAAAAACCCCAGGAGCTAGAAAATCTTAAGTGAATCAAGTCTGGATGTGTCCTGGTTAACACTATGATAGCAAATCTGAAGCCCCCCTAGATTAAACTATATACTATATACAATATATATATTAACTTAAAAAATAATAATAAATATATAAATATAATAATTTTCCAACCCCCTCCAACTTAGGCTAGCCTATCCTAAGTTATCAAGTTTGAAGTGGGGTTTGACCTGCATTTATAATATTTACTTTCAGTTTTTGAGGTTTTCGCAGGCACTCTCCAGCTGGCGTTTTTTCTCTCAGGATTTGCAGTGAATATGCTACTTTGTGGCCTGGGTCACTTATTTTCTCTCAGGTTCGGGGTGGTAGCAAAGAGCGGAAACTAGCCCTGACCAGCGGGTTTGTTGTTCGCCTATACGCGTGCGGGTGCGTGCCCAGGCGCCAAACCGGGGCTTGGAGGGGGCCCGAAAACGTGAACAGTGTTCACGAATTTGGTTGCTTTTTAATGCAACTCGTTAACCTGTTGTTAACCTAGCACATCTGCGACCAAAAATGCGCAGGTCAGAAAGTTGGACGATTTTCAAACAATAAGGTACCTTCAGGTTGCACACCGTTCAAGTATTGTGATCCAGACCACTAAACACCGTTTTTGAACAGTGTTCGGGAGAATGTCACGAAATGGTCACGAAATGATAAGAATTTCTTAGGTTTGGAGATGGTGTGACCGACGACACACTGGATCGGGGGTAATTTTGGGGTGTAGGCATAAAAATAGACCCTCCGAAGAGGGTCGAGACTGGAGGTAAAAGAGAAGAGCGGACTCTATAAGACGGCGCGGGATGCGAAAGTCGAGTGCGCCTGCCAGATCGCGGAATCCCGGACGGCGACAAGCAGTTGGTCGCGTTCCGACTGGGTGCCGCGAAGGTCTAGTTCATGCGTGTAGATGCGGCACTGGTTTTGATGGGTCTGGATCAACCCGCGGGCTTCGGGGATGGCCGCGCAGAAGTCGCTGCCGAACGTGCGGTTTCCGGAGCCGACAATGAACACCGGCGTCGGTCCGAACGGCGGGGTTGGGAGGGGCCATAGCTTTTGTGAGGTGAGGACTTTACGGAAACACGTCGGAACCATCGGGCCTTTGACGCGGCTGCCGTCCTCCAGGGTGACGAACTGGCCGTAGCTGGGGACAACCAGCACAACTGTGTCCGGGTCGGCCTCGGCGGGTGTGTTGGTGTTGTACACGTCCACCTCGTGCTGTGGGTTTGAGGGGGACGGTGCGTGACGCAGGCTGTCGTAGACGGAGGTGACCGTCACAGGCGTGCCGTGCGCACCCGCGTCCGGTGTGAGACGGTGCTCCGTGTACTTCACCAGGCAGCGGCTTAGGGGGTTTTTCGCGTAGGCGAGGCGGCTGGCCAGGTCTTTAGCGACAAAAGCGGAATTATTGTTGAGGCTGACGGCGTGAATGTGAACCACTGGCGCCACAGACTCGTAGTGACGGATGACGGGAACAGGCATTTCTTCTCCTTTTCAAGGACGGGGTTTGAGGGGTCTCAAGTTAAGAATACCCCGACTTTTAGGCCAGGGTGGGTGTTTATGGTTACTTTAGATGGACGGCGATTTGGAAAACGGCTTCAAGAAGGACAATGAACAAGGCTACCTTGATGACGTCGGCTATTTCAGGTAGTCCCACCGCTCCTCCTTGTTTTTAGCCTCGGTTTCAACACCAACGAGGTAAAGCTCGAAACCATAGCCGTAGAAGCCGTTATCCTCGTAGCCTGCAAGGGTGAGGATTTCCTCTGCCTTAGTGCTGGATTCGGTGTAGACGAAAATCTGCACTCTCTCACTGCAGTCGCCGATGTCCGGGTTCGAGTGGTAGTTGTCGGCGACCCAGCGGACGTCGGTGATTGCGTTGTTGGTGGCAGCGATCTTCTCAATCCACCAGTTCCCTGTCGCACATCCGCCGCACCCTTCGTTGGGGACGACGTAGACGGTGGTTCCGTCGTCCAGGACGAAAGCGGAGGTATCCAAGCCGCCGTAGTAGTTCTTTCTCCCGGGTCGAACGTCGACTATTCGGCGACCAAATAGAAGCTCTTTTAGTGTTTTCGTGCTTAGTTCGTCGTAGCCGAGCTCTTTGTTGTAGCCGTCTTGGTATTGGTCAAACATCACGCACCTTCGTTCGGTTCAGGGGTAAGGGTGATGGTCGGCATCTCACGGGGGAGGTCTTTGGTGTCCGGCTTGGCGTTAACCCCGGCGCGGCGATGGGCCCAGTCGCAGTCCACGGCCTGCAACTGGAACTTGTTCGGGTCGAAACTAGACTCTGAGGTACTGTCGAACTCGTCGAACAGGATACAAGTCACTTCGGAGCCGTCTTCGAGTTTGACATCTTGGGTTTTGGTTTGAGGCTCTACGGGGATGTCGGTGTTTGCGGCGCACCCGGCCAAGGCCAACACAGCGGCGGCTGCGACCGCGGCTGCGGCACCCATTTTAGTTACGGCGTGGCCGATTTTGGTTGTTTTGGCGGGGGTAGAGGTTGGGTCGGCGTGACGCGGCTGGTAGCCGTGGCCTTTGAAACGGCTGGGGTGCTGTTGTGCGGAGTTAAGACGGTGAGTCATAGCTTAAACCTGCTTTCTCGATTTTCTTGTTCAGGGCCTGGGTGCGGTCAGCCACATACTGTAGGGCGTTCTGGGTTTGTGCCTGCTTCTGCAACGAGCGGATGTCCTGAATCTCCGACAGCATGTCGAATTTGACGCGATCTAGCTCCAGGGCCTTGCGTAGACTGTCGGAGCTGATTTCGGCGGGCCTGGTGCAGTCGTCAGCGGTGGTGTTGGGGTCCGCGAACTCAAGGTACGGTCCGACCAGCGCGGCCTCAATGGCTGCGCGGAGATCGTTGTATGGCATTTCAATGTCTTTGAGGCGGACGGACACCTCCATTGTGACGGAGCCGTTTTGGATGATGTCGTCCACGAGTTTACGCGGCGCGTGCTGGCCCTTGGGTAGGGTTTCGGGGAAACCCGCATCCCAGCGTGCCTGTGCCAGTTTACCGGCGGTTTCCCGGTCGAAGAATATACTCATTTTGTCCTCTTTCTAGGGTTTGAGTTGGTTTGAGCTTGTCAGATAGCGCAGGGGCTTGGTTTGGTTACGGCACCAATGCTGCGGCAGCGGTGACGCATCGACATCAGGGAAGCATACGCATGGAATTTCACGCGCAGCTGCTTTAGTTGTTCATGGCTGATGTCGAAACCCCTATGCTGGTTGTCGAAAGCAATCAAGGTGTCGAGCAGATCCCCGCCGGTCTTGTCGGCCAGGCGCTTAAAATCCGCGTCGGTGGCGGCGCATAGTTCCTTGGTCACCAGGTGTCCAACGGTGGCGCCTTTAAGGTTTTTGAGAGCGGGAAGTGCTTGTGATCCGTACCACATTGTTTGGTTGTCGGGGCCGGTGAGCGCAATACGGTGATTACTGTCATCAACGGCGATCACTGTGCACTCGTGCGGTCGGCCTGTCTTACTGACGAAAATGACCCGCTCACCCTGGCGGATGCCGAGGTCTTCGGCCTTGGCTGTTGTTTCCATTCCTCCTCCTCAGAAGGTCTCTTTAGCGTTGTTTAACAACCGCTTGGTTTTCTTAATGTCTATCTTATCGGCCTTGTCGCCGACAAACAAGTCAATGTCGGGGCTGTGCCCGAAAAACAACTCCTCTGGGGTGGCTAAAGAAAACTTCGGAGGTCGGCGTGGCGGTGGTATTCTGCTCATGCTTCTAGTCTATCGGGGCCGGTTGGGCCCCTACTGGATGAAAAGGAGTTACGGATTCAGCGGTGGCACGACGGTGTCTGGCTTACCGGCGATCATTTCGTGCAGTGGGAAACTCGACAGGGGTGAGCCGGTCGGATGCAAGGCCGGAATGTACTGGATAGCCATGTGCGCCAGGACATCCAGGTAGGAGACAATGGTTAGGAGGATCATTAGAAGGCTTCTTCCATTTCGTTGAGGAGTTCAATGGCGGTGGTGACACCATCGATCTCGATGTGGGCGCCTGGGATTTCCTGGCCTAGTCCTTGGGTTGCCTCGTTGATCAGCTCATACTGCTGTTCAACGAAATTGCGGCCCCAGTTGAGGGTACCGAGTTGCTGGGTGGCTTCAGCGGTGGCGTGCAACGGCAGGGGGTTGCGTGCATACGCGAAGTCGATGGCCGCCGAGCCGTCCAACCGGTTGAAGAATGTTAGGGTCGAGTCCAGGCTAATTTCTGCCGCGCGTACCGGAGTTTTCGGGGTTACGAGGGCTTGGAACGCTCCTTGAACGTGGCGGGTTTCATCATCCAGGCAGGTGATGGTGGCGTCCGCCATGATGCACCGGGTGAAGACCGTGAATTTTTCGTCCGGCTGCTGCAGAGAGCCAATCCGCGTGTTCGTGGCCAGGGTTCTGTCTAGGCGGGCTAGGTGCAGGTCGCACCCCGACAGGAAAGACCGACTGATGCGCGAGGTTGCGCCGATCACAAGGGTTTTCTCCAGCACAGAGCCGGTGATCGAGATGTAGCGGTCGACGGTGGACTGGCGCAGCCAACTGTTTTCGATTTTGGTTTCCCGGTAGACGGTGGAATGGTCGAGTTCCGAACTGAGAATGAAGGATTCGACGCCGACGTAGCTTGAGCTGATGGTGGAGCCAATGACAATGGCGCCTTCCTCAATCAGGGTGCCGCCTTTGATGTTTGACCCAACGATGACTGCTCCTGGTTCAACGATGGAATCATCGTCGACGACTCCGCCAATGATGTAGCCTTCTTCGTCTTTCGGCAGGTTGAAGACCTTGAATTCATCTGGGAGCTTGCGCCAGATGTTTTTGGTGGCTTCCACGTACTCGTTTTCCGTGTACCTGAGTGTTTTCATGTGCAGTCCTCCTCTGGACTTTGGTTCTGGTGGGCACTTTCGTGCTCGAAGACGAGTTTAGACGACGGAGAGGAGAGATGTCAACCCCTTGGGTTGGTCGTGTTTGGCGTTTATTTGTGTTTAAACGGCGAATAGGGGTAAGCTGGTCGATGAAAGGAGGCCAAAGATGATTGGTCATGTTGTCAGCAAGAAAGAAACCCCCGAAGAGTGGGCCGAGTTTGTGGGCTTGTGGGGTGAATACTACGAACGTGGGTTGCACCGGCGCTTTACGCGGTACGGCAGCCGCGAGACGCAGGACGCGGAGGAGTTGGGTGTTTATCGATGGATCAACGACGGGCAGGAGCGCACACTTGGTGGGTTCCTGGTCGGGGATGTTGGTGTTGTTGGTAATCCTTACATCGACGATAAAACAATCGTGGTGAACAGCGACATCGTCGGCAAGCCCGGAGCCGACGCGGGGGCTATCAGGAGAAGCTGGATCGAAAACTCCGAGCTTTACATGGTCGATGAGATAAACAAATGCATTGTTTACCGAAGCCGCCTCAAGGACAAAACCAAGGCCGAGTGGTGCGAGATTGTGGAGAGCCTGGTTTTGTTCGGCACGGATTTGAGCCAGTGCTTCCTGCACCAGTCAAAGATCGAAGGGGTCAAAGCCGAACAAACCGAATTTCGTCAAAGCCTCGTTCGGTCCTCCAAGCTGGAAAACTCCTCTCTGGAGGGGTGCTCTGTGCTTCTGTCTGACGTGTCGGATGTTTGGGGTAACGGGATGTTGTCGTCCCCTTGCGTCATTATGGGTGCTCGCCTGTACCCGGAGAAGAGTTCTTCAGGGGCGATGGCTGGCCAGGTGATGCTCAGAGCGGGAACCTCCATCATTGAGTCGCCCTTCGGCAATGACGATAGCGAACTTTCGGAGCTTTCTCTAGCTGGTTGTGTCCCGTCAGGGCTTTTCCGCACAGAAGGAAGTCTGTTTACCATTTCGGCTAATGGACATCAGGCGGTTTTCGGACTTGATCTTGACAAAGGTGAGATTCGACTAGGCGTTGGCGAGGGTGCCCCGGACTGGTTCTGGGGTAAAGCAAACGAGGTTGTCGGAGCCATACGCTCGAACGTCGCTGCCACTAAGAGCCTAAGCGGTTACGACTACACCAACGAGAAAATGCAAATTAAGCAAGAGAGGCTGCGAGGGGAACTCGCGGAAGCCGTGAAGGAAGTAAAAGAAAAATGGGCCAAAAACCATTCTTAATCGGGATTTGCGCTTGGCGAGCTGAGAGTGTATAAAGGAGGAAGGTTCCAGAGGAACATAAGCCCGGCATATCGGCCGGGTTTTTGTTTTGCCTTAGCGACCCCCAGGCGCCGCAGCCCTCCTGGGGGTCCGGTCCTAGCTGTCTTGGGGGCCAGAAGTCCTTACGAGGGCCAGGCCGCATGTTTAGAAGTTTAGTGAGGCCGGGAAGCCTCGACGGTAAGCCTTGTCGGGGCAAGGTGTCCGCCTTTACGTCTTTATCGTAACACAATGGGAAATAAGGCCTAAGAAAACCCCCGACCAAAGTGCCCGTGCCGGAGGTTCAACAAGAAGCACGCATGTGAGTCTTGCCATAACAAAGGTGCTAAGGTAACCAGTCCCAGCAGGTCTGATTGTAGCCTAAGAGCGGCCTGATGTCAATTTTTAAACCCCGGCGCGCTGTTTTGTAGTGGTTGCAGGCGGCGTCCGGGGCCTCGGGGGTCACCCAAGTACTTCGGCGTCTATTGTTCCGGTGTGCCTAGAGTATAGCGCCTGCATCTCGTCGCGCACAACCTTGGCGGAGATTTTGGTAGGAGCAGCCGCACGGAGCTGGTTGGTTCTTGTCGCGGCGGCCTCACCCTGCGCAACAGACCAGCGGAGTTGCTCACGGGCCAGAGGCGTCAGGCCGTACATTTTCAGGATCTCCTGGTGCGCCTTCTGCGCTTTGATGCGGTCCCCGAGCTTGTAAAACGGGTTCAGGGACTCCTGCAGAAGCGCGGCAGCCTGGTACAGGGTGTGGATGTCGCTGGCCAGCCACTCACGGGTCATGGGGGACAACCAAATCGAATCCCACCAGTCCTGAACCGCCTTGAACCACTCGCCGTCCGCGGGGTCATCCTTGTCTGCGATCGGAATGAAGTAGTCGTGGTAGTCAGGGAGGGGAGGAATATCTGAGGTGTCGTGTTCGACGGGGGTGAGTATCTTGACGGCGGCCTTCGCGCCTTTTTTGGACGGGCCGCCAGCCTTGCGTGCGCCTCCACGTGCCATATCAGACTTCCTTAAGGTTCGAGTTAGTGTCGATTTGACACGAACTAAGTTGCACACTGAGTGCAAAATTGCAGAGTGTGTGAAATTTTTCGTCCCGAGTGCAAAATTGCACGATGTATGCAATCTTTCAGTATAAGTAGGGGTTTTGGGGATGTGTACCTAAGCCGGTTTTCTGAACTATCGCAGACTCCAAAGT